TTTAGCGGCTGTCTTTTCAGAGTAAATTTTATGCTCTGATTCAGGTGACTCAATCAACCCGGTGTCAGGTGACAAAACAAAGGCTTGCATATCAACAGCTTTACCTTGTTTCAGGATCTGCAACTCACGATTCTGGATTGACCATTCAAGGCCAAGAAAATCACAAGCCTTTTTCATGGCTTCGCGTGACCGGCCAATGAAGGCGAACCCGTCTGGGTAAGTCTTTGTCGCTATCTCTTTTGGCAGTGGCCGGATAGGTAGATTAAAAGTTGCAGCGATGTTGCTTAAAACTTGTTGCGCAGACACACCCGGCGCGAAGCTAAAAGAAGTCTTTGTGTCTTTGTATTCCGCACCGCCGTCTGACATTTCCAACTCGGTGACAGAATCAGCGCCTTCAATGCGAGTTAAAGCCCGCGTAACCGTACCGGTGAAAATGGTAATCTCGCCCACGTCGCGCTTGTAACCAGCCTTCAGAATCAGAATGTTGTTGACAGTCTCAACTAAGGCGCGTGAGTCTTTGTTTAAATTGTAGATGCGGCAGGTACACGAATTGGGTGTATCAATCGAGCCCTTTTCAATGGCGAATGAAAACCGTAGATCACGAATCTCGACGGCTTTACCATCAGGCTTGCCGACAGTTAGCGATGCTATACGGTCAAATAAAGCCATTTAAGCACCATCCCACGCAGACGAGCCGCTATCCCATACCGACAGGCCACTGTCCCAGATAGACCCGCTAACGGCTGCTACTGGCGTGATAACTACAACGTCAGATACAACAACATCAGGAACGTAATAAACAAGCGAATAATCACCAGTTCCAACTGATTCGTAAAGTGCGCGTGAATGCTTGTTTTTATTGTCGATAAAATACAAATCACCAATTGGCAACAGCGTATTTTTAAACCGGCCAATTAGCGGGTAGTTTTTCACCATCTTGATATTCTCAAGAATGACAGCACCATCCCGAGCGTAAATTGACAGTGAAAAATAACCGTACTTTTCATTCCAAAGAATACGTAAAGTGTATGGGTTATCACTTAAAACAACGTCAACCAGTTGGTCAGTCGTATCTGCTAACAGTGGGATTTCAGCGAGAATCATTTGAAAGCCTTGAGAATGTTTTCTGAAATTGTTTTAGCAACTCCAGAAGACTGTGCGCGAGTCTTGTAATTTTCATCTAACATTTTCTGACCCGCTGTTTTTTGTGGCTCGGCTTTCTTACCTAGGTTACCAGCCTTCTTATCCTTCTTTGCACTGATACCCGGTGGCAACTTAACCAATTGAGTATCAACAAAACGGACGTTAACCAGTTCCATCGTGAACTGAACCTCTTCACCAATCTGAGCATTACGAGGGATTGAAACGGATTCGATCACCATGTCGGTATAAATGGCGTGCTTGGTATAAACCACGACGACATCACGCGATTTAAACAACTCACGAATGGCATCAAATGCCGTCTGAATGCGAGGCGATTCATTATCGCCACCAAAGTATTGCCCTGCAAACTCGCCGCGCAATGGGCTGTTTGTGATCGTTCCTGTAAGCTTCAATCGATCAGACCGTTCAATCACATGGTCAGTTACTGGAGAACCAGATTCAACAGGATTTTGTGTAACTTCATTTCGCCAGTCGTGCAATTCGTCAAGTGTCGCATCAAAGTCAATCGAAGCGATTCCACCAAACACTTTTGTACTGGAAGTTGGGCCGCCGTAGTAAAAACCTATCATTTAATTACCTTGTGCATTCATGTCACGCGCCATTTTCTCAGTCTCTCTGCCAAGTATATTAACCGCACCTTTTTCAAGCAGGTTGATATGCTCTTGAGGAGTACCGGGCGGCATTGTGAAATTGTTAGTTTGGTGAAAAGCTGGCGCAGTGGGCGACGCTGGCGCTAGGTTAGGCCGTAGCAATGTCTTGGGGTCAATTCCACCAGCGCCAGTTTTAGGTGTCAAGCTACCTTCATTGGCTTTACTTAGCAAGTAACCAGCACCCAAAGTAAGGCCAACACCAGCCGCAATAGCCCAACCAGTAGGCCCCATTGCCGCTAATTGAATGGCTAGAATTTTCGCCCCTTCAATCATGGCAACAGCCCTCATTTTTACCCACATTGCTGCATAAGCAATGGCAACATAACCAAATTGAGCCGTTAACCCTACCAATGCGGTAGTGAGTCCAACAGTTAGCAAGTCACCTTTTTTAAGGCTACTTAGGAAGTCACCAAACAGAGACTGCCCACCTTCCATGTAAGTGTAAATATCATCAATGGCTAGGCCAAGCAAGACAAGCGAAGCCACCAACAATCCAGCCGGTGACAAGATAGCACCAAGCACACTAAGCAATCCACCAAGCGCGATAGGTCCAAGCAACGCAGCCAAGGCAATGCCTAACACCTTTAGCGCGTTAGTTCCACCACCGACGAATGAAATAAAAGCATTGAACTTGGCTTCAATCTTCTTAAATCCACTTGCCATGAATTCAGCAATGCCAGTAATAACACCAGACTCACGATTAAGACGCGCCACCATCTTTTTAAAGTCGTTGGTAATTAATACCGTAGCAACTCCAATTGTCATTGGCATTTTGCGCATTTTGTCTTCAAAAATGACAGCCGCTTTAGTCAATCCTTCAGCTAACATTTTCCCGGTAACTTTACCCGTGCCAATAAACTTTTTCAAGTTTCCTTCAGCGCCAGGAATTTGCTTACCAAGCTCTCGCAACAGATCGGGAGCTACGTCAATCAGCGTATTCATCTCTTCCATTTGGACAATCGGAGAGCCGATGGCTTGGCCAAGTTGGAAAAATGCTTGTGATTGCTCTACAGCTCCAGCGCCACTAGCGGCCAATCCAAATGCAGCCCCGTCAACGATGTTTAAAAGCTCTTCCTGAGTCTTAATAAAGTCCTGAGTGGCGTTACCAGCCTTTACATAAAATGCGCCATACGCATCGATTGATTGCTTGGCATTTGATGCACGACCTGCAATTGTGTCAAACGCAACACCTACATTTCCAATAGTCTGCGGCAGCATCCCAATGCGAGCCTCTAGAGACTGCATCGAATCAGCCACACCAGCCAAAGCACGCAAAGAAGCGAATGCAGCAATGCCTGAAAGCATACCTGACAGCTTGTTAATAGAGCCTTCGGCACGGTTCAGGCTTGCCTGATCTACGCCAAAGCCCAAACGGGTAATCAACTCTCTAACAACTGCCATATATTAAATCTTTCTTATTCATCGCCTGATCTTGATAGGCATCTTGCATATCCATTAAAGCATTCAACTTCATCAAGTCTTCAACGCTGCAAGTACCGTTTTTCACCTCGGTGATAGTGGTTTTCTTTGCCAATATAGGACGCCATATCCAAAGTTCAGACTCTAGATCAGCTCTTAATTTACCGGGAGACTTTTCGACACTTGAGTTTGAGCCCCGGCGGTTAGGCTCCCAAAGTTCCCCGCCGCTTTTTTGAAAAAAACTGCAAAGTTCAATTTAAGAACCTCCCAGATTAGCTCATAAAAGTCAAACAGGTTATCAGCGGTAAACGCTTGGTTTACACCCATTGCATCTTTAATGAAAATCTTCTTTTCAATAAAGTAAACCCGCGAGTTTGCAAACATCGGGAACACAATCGAATCCATAACCTCTTCGGTGAGATTTTCAGCTAGGATATTAGTTACCTCACTCAAATCAGCATCCAACAGATTGACGGAGCCTTTGCCCTTGGTGAGTCCACCAATGACAGGCAAAATAACCTTGTTCAAACGCAACAGAATCTTGTTAGCGTCAAACGCATTCATCTTCATGGCCGTATATTCAGACTGGCCGATAATAATTGTTTCTGGGTGCATGGTTTTCCTTATGTGTATTTGTTTCAATTATACGAAAAAAAGCCCGTCAGAGCGAATCATGACGGGCCAACGCACACCCCAGAGATTAGGTGCCTGACAGCGACAGTTTCAAGTCAGCACAATCAAAGATAAATGATCGTTCGCCGACTTCTTTGCCGAAGACGATTTCAGGTGCAGACTTGAGCCACGACTGAGTGGAAACCACCAATTCAGCGCCATCGCCCGGCGACACGATCTGAATCGGAATCAAGATATCACCATCAAACAGGAAATTATCCAAAGCCACCAGTGCAGACAGTTCGTTAACCGCTGGCGAGCTTTGGAGCAGCTTGATCTCGATAGAGCCTGACTTATTGCCATTGCGAGCGCGGGCGACATGGCCATCAGCGCCGACGCGCTTCATGTACAAATCTTCATCGCGCTTTGCGGTAATAAAGTCGCCATCAATAAAGCCTGAGACGATAACGCCACCGACAATCACGGTGAGTTTAGTTGGGTCGTAAGTTGTAGCCATTTTTTATTCCTTAGATTTCGTACCCGACGGCACCGTTAATTTGCACCACATGAATTGCCCCAGCCAACCGGGCCGAGAAGTCCAATGTCAGCACGCGGGAAGCCTTAACCAGTGGGTCAATGCTTGACGACAATGGCGCAGTTATAACAAAGCCTGGCACGGTATTGCCGTCAGCATCAATTTCATCCGGTGCGATATAACCAACGCTCACGCCTTGCTGCAAAGACTTACGCAGATTGGTAACGCAAAGTTGAATACCAGCATCTGTGTAAGGCACCTTAGCGCGGTTAATCATCATCATGACCATGTTGGTCTGAATCAAATCCTTCAACCAGTCGCGGCCACGAATAACGTCAATCCACTCACCTGCCGCCACTTTTCCGGGGTTGGTAAGCGCGATCTGGGTTTGATAGTATTCAAACGTGTTTCCGCCCTTACCGAGAATAGTGTTTCTGTCAGTCGCTGGCAACTTGTCAGGCGTAACGCCACCGAGTTTCTTCAATGCCCAAGTCTCAGAACCGGGTTGCAATGGGAACACCGCAGACATCCAAGCAGCATCCGGGTACTGCGTAGCAGCATTGGCACTATAGGCAGCGTAGGTGCGGTAATAGCGTGTATCCTTCAGCACGCTAATCACGTCAGTGGCCACTCCAGCGGTCAGAATTGCAGCTTCATCGCTTGCCATGCCAAACAGCTTTTCCTGCGTCTCAGTCCACGCAGCAAAATCAAGCTGTACTTGCTTTGTACGGTCAGACGAAATCAAGCCATACCATGCATTGTCCTCAAGCACGATAGCAGCCATGTCCAAGGCCACGCTATCGACGGTAGTGAATGCACCCCAAGACAAGTTAGAGCCCAGCGTAACGCCTTGCAGGTTCGATTGACTAATCCAAGACAAAGATACGGTATCACCAACCACAGTAGCGGTCAAGGTTTCGTTTGTATCGCCAGTGATAGCCAAAGCCAAGCCGGTAGCGATTTCGGCAGCGGTTGCACTTGCATCGCTAGTAAACGTGTAAACCTCAGGCGAAGTACCGGCGACCGTGATGGTGTAAACCGTCAAGTTTTTAGCCACAATATTGACGATAGCCGTGTCCACCTTACGGCGACCAACTTTGACCTGACGCGGGTGAGGCGTTTGGCTAAATGAAGCCTGTACTGCGAGCAGCATAGGTGTAGGCAGGCCAGCCGCCACGGCATCGTCATAGCGCGTGTAAGACTGCACGCGGGCTGCGAATGCCATAGTCGGACCGACAATAATTTGTGTCCCGAAATCGGCTCGCTCTACGCCGGTTGTATTGAGCGAAATGCTCACGTTAACAATATCTGAAAGTGTCGCCATGAAGGCTCCTTTATAAAAAACTCTTTGCAAAAAGTAGCCAAATGGCTTGACGGATTATAAAGCCCGGTGTATGCAATGTCAAAATGTGAAAATAATTGAAGAAAGATTGTGAGTTGTTGGTTTTGCTGTGCTACAATAGACACATCAACAAATAGGAAACGAAATGAAAACTTACGAAATCAGCATCGCAGCAAAAAACGGTTTGAAATTTATTGAAGTTGTTGCGTGCGACTTGCAATCGGCCATTGCAGACATTCAAGAAGCATACTTTGATGTTGAAATCGTATCTTCAAAGGTTCTTTGATCATGGCAACACTTCCATACCCGATAAAAACATGGCACCAATATGGCGAAATCATAGGCCACTGGAGTAAGCAACAAATGATTGAATACGGCCAAGAATGCGCCAGCGAAGCACGGGCTGAATCAATGAATACCGGAGAATCTCATAAAGATGATCCTGCGGCATGTTTGTACCAATCAGAACGTGATGGCCACTGGTACGCAAGCAATGCAGAAGAGTTTATGAAACTTCGTAACGCCATACCTCTATTTATAAAAATTGCAAAGTGAAACAAACAGGTAAAACAATTCCGTAACCTTGTAATTCTGTGCTACACTTGAGCCATCAAACGAACTAAGGAAAACTAAATGACACAAGCACAAATGACTGAAGCCTATGCAAATAAACTTGCTGAGCAAATCGCTTACAGGATGAATAGTTTTGGTGACACTTACCAAAAAGCAAAAAGCATGGTTTCAGTTACAGCGTCTTGCGGAGCAAAATGCTGGGCAATTGTGGACGCAAAATTCAACGCTTAATCAACCGCCCTACGGGGCTTTAAAAAGGAAATCATGATCACCGCAACCCCAGTTAAATACGAGATTTACGAAGGCACAGAGCTACTGGCCGTGATTGATATGTTTGACGAAGGAGGTTCACAAATCGAAATTAAAAATATCGTCAACCACGAATCATGGCCTGAACTGTCAAGCGTAATTCAGGACGCACTTGAAACAATGCACAAAACAACTTAACCAATCAACCAAAAGGAAAAATCATGAAAGAAGGAATTGGGTTTGGTAGCGTACTTGCTACTGTAATAAGCTACACAACAAATAAAAGCATATTGTGGGCAATTTTCCACGCTGTTTTTTCTTGGCTATATGTAATTTATTTTGCAATATTGGGTTAATAATGCACACAACATTCACAAAAAACGGTCTGAAAAAAGAAGTCAAAAACGGCTTTAGCTGGACTGTGTTTTTCTTTGGATGGATTGCTTTGCTTGTTCGCAAGCAATACGGCCCGGCAGCTATTTGCTTTTTCACTTGGAATTTTGCCGCGATGTATTTTATGTTTAAGGCAAACAAGATGCTAGCCTGTGATCTAGTCGAACAAGGCTGGGTTACTACTGATTCTATTGAGTGGGTGAACCAATGAGCGCGCATACACCGGGGCCTTGGACTTATGAACCTTCTGACGATGAAAACTCAGGGATGATCTGGGCAAAGACGGGGTTTATTGTTGAATTCAACGAAAACCCAAGCGAAGCCAACGCCCGCCTAATCGCCGCAGCGCCTGAATTGCTTCAAGAACTAATTAACATCGCAAGTGCAATGCCTAGCACTTGGGATGATCCTTCTGAATTCAAAGCATGGGCACAGAGTCGAGCACAATGTGCAATAGCAAAAGCAACAGGCCAATAAACAAAGCCCCTTAAAAAGGGGCTTTTCTTATGGCGTAGTATCTACAGTTGAATTGATTGTGTAAACCTCTTGAATGGCCGTTAAATCAGGCCCAATCTCACCGTTACTAATCACACTCTCTATGACTCCAACGTTATCTGTCAAGTCTGCCATCCAACGCAAAGACAGTTCAAACATGGCGCGTGGCTCGATTGAAATACCATTGAGCAAAGCGGCAATGTCGGTAACGCTGGACACGTCAAAAGCTGAAATGCTTTGAACGCTGAACTTATCAAGGTTTGAATTCTTGGAAAGTGAGTCCGAAGCGTTTTCAAGACTAGCCACCGAGTCAACGCCAAAACGCTGCACAGTCAGGATGGATTCGCGCACAGCTAGGACGGTTTGAATACCATTAACGTCTACGTCGCTGTAGTGAGGATCACCGATTGGATTGATAACCCCTAGTCGCAGCGTGCTAAAAGGCAATGCAGGGCGCGTAACGCTCTGATCTGCCCAAATGACAGTACCGCCTATTATTGGCTGTAACAGCGCGTAAAGCCGTGTTTTAAGCGTTTGTACGTTCATTCTTCGATTGCAATCTTATGAATGTTAAGCTGAACACCCGCCATAGAAGGATAAATTCCTGTCGCTGGGTAGCTAATAATTCCAACCTGCTTAGATGCGTTATCCGTAGCTTGCATAAACCGAATGCGCGTATTTGCAACTGGCGTATGCACGTTAAAACCAAAGCTAAAGAAGTGTTTATTGTTTGTCGCCTCGGCAGTCAACGTTTGGCTACGACCTGACCCGATATAGTTTGCAAAAACAGAATCAGTAGGCTCTTTTACTTGGCTCCAAATTGACCAGTTCACGTTAGACGTTGCCACCTTGCGAGTAACATGCAAATCCATATGCCACATGTACCAACCTGGGTCGATAATAACAAGTTCACTATTAACCGAGTCCCACGTAAACGCGCCAGATGGGTGATTAAACACCTCTGTATTGAACGTTACAACCTGAGGGGTATCAGAGGTAACGCACTGCTGAAAACCCTCTACAGTCTCGTTACGGTAGGCCAATCGCAAGACGTGAGCCGCTTGCAATTCCTCAATCTCCATTTTTGCCGCAGAAAAGTTTCCGCGCACGCCTGAAGTTGTAGGATTGCCCAATGGTGGGATAGATACATTGATATTAGATGCCATTTATTAACCTCGTGTAAGTGTACCGGCGACCCATGCAGCCGCGTAACCCGCTGGCGCTGCCATGCGTCGAATTGCAAAAATCTTGTAATGGCTGATAACGCCCATTTGACGGACTGACACCGAGCTAATCTCGTAAGCATATCCACGCCATACCACCAAGTCAGGCTGTAGGCCAGTGCCATCATTGCCAACCTGTAGATCAGTGTCAGTGTAAATCTTCACCATATCACTGATGCGCCTGCCTTCTGGCGCTGTGATTAAGTCCTGCTCAGTCACTGGCTGTACGCTGGCTTGAATGGCCGTGGATGACTTAACACCCGGCACAAAAACGCCAGACACATACGAGCCAGCAGCCTCATGCAATACGTCAAATGGTTGTCTAAAGCTCACGTTCTAGCCCTTACTGAAATTTGAACTGCGTTAACCATAGCGGAAGTGTCCACCAAAGTTTTTGAACTTCCGCTCTTGGCATCAATAGTTTGTTGCGACAACTTAGGCAAAAAGTCCCGGCCTGTAATGACGTTTTGAATCCGCGAAGCATGACGCTGACCAATGATTGTCAAAGCCTTTTGAGCCGTGGATTGACCCATAGCCATTCGCTTACCTTCGCGGTTCATGTCTTGGCTAATCTTGGCCTTTGATTCGTCGAATGCAGTGCGCATGAATGGCCGATCAGGTATTTTGTCCGTGCCGAATTCGTTAGCAGCCGCATATTCTGCAATTGACAAGCCTTCGCCATTCTTTGAGCCTTCCAAGATACCAACCGCAACCTCAAGCGTTTTGGCCTTAAGCATTTCACGCTTAATAGCTTTCCACCCCAGATCACGGTCGATAACTCGCGCCATTAGATTGCAACCCGCGTCATGATTCCAAGGCCATAAGCAGCCCGTGTAACGTCCAAGTATTGCAAGCCGTATGAGGTAGACCCAAGCAAGGTATCAGAGCCTTTAACGAAACCATAACTGCGCTGTAAGTCGCCTTCTTTTTCCATCTTGACTGAGCCACTAGCGCCACTTGATGACGTGGTAGAAAGCTTGAGTGTATGCGCAGCATACAAGGCCAGAGCCATGTTTCCAAGCTCAGCATCCAAGCGCGACACGTCAGCCAAGCGGGCGGCAATAGTAAGCCACTGGCCTACCGTTGCGTCGCTTACGCTGGCAAACTCAGGGGCTACTAGTCGAAAGTATTCTAGTGCTGTCATTTATTGGCTTTGTGATGAGGGGATTAGATTTACAGAGGGGCTACCTTCTCAAGCTTCCATCCAAGCAAATCAAAATTGGCGGCTCCAGTAATTGCTCCTAGCTTCAGGCTCAATGACACATCCAAAGATGTAGTTGCACCGCTAAATATGACGGGGGCTGTTTTAACCGTGCAAACCATCGGGCCTGGGGTGAATTGGATATTTGGGGCCTCGCTTGCGCTACTCCCCATTGCCAAAGTGTAAGACCCACCATTGCGCAGCATATATGCTGCAACAGCAGTTATATTTGTTTGCGACTTGATGCGAAAATAGAAAGTTGCTTGTACAAGTGCGCCACTTGAAAAATTTGCGTTATTTATTGCAATATCCATCAGATGAACTTGCACCTCGCTAACAACACCTCCGACATTCACTGCATCAACGCTGATGCGATTAAACCCAAACACGGATGTTTTGTTTGTCAGCGCTACGCTTGCCGAACCCGACTGCACCTTTACATCAACACCTGTTGGCGAATTACCGGTAATCGACCCGGAACCTATTGTTTTCGTCCCAGATGTTCCAGATAAGTTTGGCAAAACACCATTAAGAACAACTCCATAAGACGGAAGTATATTGATCTTTCCCGCAAGATTTTTCGCGCTGGCAATGCCCATTAGCTGAGCGCCTTTAGAGTTCTGATGAATGGAATCCCATAGGTTTGATGTGTCCGCATCACCAAGCAGTGACGAAGCGTCTAGTATCGACTTGTATATGTCATTAAAAATGACATTTGGGAATTCTGCGCAGACAGAGGCAAAGGCATTATTGAATTTTGGTATTTCAAGCGTTCTATCATTCGCACTAAAAAGAAATGGCTGAAAAGAGTCAACAATAATTAAAGCTTTTACTGAAGACAATGCATTTAGCACCGTACGCAAATACACGGCAGAAGATTCGATACTTGCTGCGGTAGGCGATGTTGGAGATATTTGATTTGCCCCAACATGTACCCATACAGCATCGCTTGAATCTGAAATTGTCGGCGTCAACTGTGTGTTAATAAGGTCTTGAATGCTTGCGCCACCTACACCTCGATTTGCAATGAAGTCAAATTGTTGATTTAGCTGTGAACTAGCCCATTGGACAAATGATAGTGAGCAAACTTGACCATTTGACCACTGGTAATACATAAGTGAATCGCCAAGTCCTGTAAGGGTGCTTCTTGTCAAAATTGGTGAGCCATTTACTGGGTAAAGGTGGTTGACTGCACTTGCCAAATACCGGTGGCCTGTAGATAGCTCGTAAGTCGTGCCAGCAACGAGTAGTCCAGCAACCCGCGCGGTCGTTAGGTCCAGCGCAGTTAAGTACGTTGCATCCACCGCACCACCCCCACCAACTTCAATCACCTCACCACCAGCCGTTAATTCAATCCCCCCGGTGACGGGATTAACCGCAGACTGCACGACACTACGCTTCTCAAGCTCCAACTGAAATACATCACGAGTTACCATTTTTAAACCTTTGGTTAATTATTCAGCGTCAGCCACTTTAGCGGGGCGACCACGCTTAACGGGCTCAGAGACTGTGGGTTTGTCCACGACTTCTTCAAGGTCTTCGCGGTTGTAAGCGTCGCGCCATTCATCGCCTACGGTCTTAGTTTCAAGAGGGGCGATAAGCACCGAGCCAAGCCAGTGACCGCGTGCTGAATTGTTTTTGAGTTTCATGTGTTTCCTAATTTGGTTTTTTGGATTTTAACACCGAAACTCAGTAATGTATAATAGCGAAAACCCCGACAGTATTACAAGTACTTCGGGGCTTCTAACCAAGGTATAAGACAGGAATACACAATGGCTAAGGTCGATTCTACATCAAAAAGTTTCTATGTTTACGTGCATCGTAGGGCTAGTGATGGGCGGGTGTTTTATGTTGGGAAGGGGTCTGGTTCAAGATCAAAATCTACCCAGCGTAACCAGCACTGGAAAAACATAGTTGCAAAGCATAGATACACAATTGAGATTGTGCAAAACAATATGCTTGAATGGTGGGCGTTTGAGCTTGAAATCGAGTTGATAGCTTCGTATGGTCGTGATAACTTAGCAAACTGTACTGATGGCGGCGATGGTTGCAGCGGATCAATACGATCAGTTGAAACTATTGCAAAAACAGTTGCATTCCACACCGGTAAAAAAAGAAGTGAAGAATCACGCAAAAGGATGTCTAACGCTCAAAAATCATCTATAAATAGGCCGGATGTAAGCGGTGATAAGAATCCAGCAAGGCGCGAAGATGTTAGGTCCAAAATGAGAAAGCCACGACCATCCATGTGTGGAGATAATAATTCCATGCACAAACCAGAAGTAAAAGCCAAATTCTTAGAGATTGTTAAGTCAGAATCTTACAAAAATAAAATGTCAATTTCTTGCAAATTAGCATTTTCAGATCAAGGTCTCAGAGAAAGACTTTCGATTGCATCTAAAAAATCTTATTCAAATCCAGATAGATTAGAAAAAGCAAGGGCTAATATGTTGAGAATTAGTTCTGATAAAGCAATAAAAGAAAAAATTCTTTCGAGTCGTAAAAAGTTTTATGAAGATAGCGGCAAGAAAGTTATTTGTGTAGAGAATGGATTGATATTTAGTAATCAAGCCCGTGCCGTTGATTGGCTGAAGAAAAATGTAAATGAAAAATCTACATCAACAAGAATCAGCAATGTTATTCATGGAAAAAGAAAAACAGCATACGGATTTACTTGGAAGTATGCATAAAAAAAGGGGCCGTTAAGCCCCTTTTTATTTGTCTGATAAAAATCAGATTCCGTCTGCAAATGCCATGCTTAATGGGTATTCAATTACCACACCGGCAAATTTTGATTCCATTGGCACAACAAATTCCAAACCGCTCTGCTGAGGGCTATAGGTTTTTGTCATCATTGGCAATTCAAGCTGCCAGTTATCACGCGAGTTTTCCATTGCATACATGCGGTCAGCACCGGCTGCGCCAGCGCCATCCAACTCAATAACCGACTTGAATTCAACGCCTGGATTAACTTCTTTCAGGAATGAAAGAACAGTGGTGTCGCTGGCAACGCTGTTTTGGGTTGTGGCAATCAGGGCATATTGCTCTACTGGCATCCAAACTTGGTTAACACGGTGAATACCCTTGGATTGGGTAATAACCTTGTTAATGAGCGTGTTGATATCACGCACCAGCTTATCTGCGCTCTTGGTTGCAAACGTCTTGCTAGAGCCCGTACCGTCAGCCAGCAAAGTGACTTCAGGGACATTGGTGTTTGTAATCAAACCAGGCAAACCGCTTTCAACATCGCCAGCGAATGCCAACTTGTTAATCAGCTCGTCATGGGCGCGAGCGGCCATGGTTGCTTTTTTAGAGTTCAGGCTAACACCAGCGAATTGCGCAGAGCGAATTTCTTGAATGTTATAGCCATAGCTCGATCCGATAGAGCGGATGGGGAATGTGAATTGCTTGCCAGTGACCTCCGCACGCGGAAAGTCCGTAGAATAATTGGCAATGATTTTCGCAGAACCAACGCCGTCATAGCTAGTGTATGAGTGAGTTGTTGCACCCTCGCTCACTTCGGTGGAAACCGGGAACAGCTCCAATGCAGAAAGCTTTGCTCGTTTGATGTCGTATGTTTTAGACTTCAAAAATTCGAGTTGGCGAGCGAAAAATACGGATTCGTTTGCATCCAAACGGCCAGAATTTTCAATTGCGCGCAGGTCTTGTGCGTCGTAATTCAGTTTTTCAGTCATGATAAATTACCTTTATTTGATTTCAACTACTGCGAGTCCAGCAGCGGTCGTAGCAGTTACAAAACGTGCGCTAAACTGGGTAAACGCTTCGATACCAGCGGCGACAGCTTCATCGGTCAATGCACCAGTGGCAACGGTCAAGTTGGCAACAGCGCCAGCGACAACAGCGTCGGTAGTCATAACCCAAAAGCGACCTTGAGTCATCACGGACACGGTTTCTTTTGCAGCGTATTGCACAGTACCGCCGCCATTTTGCTCACGAGCGTGGTCGTGCAAAGCAAAGCCAACAGAAAGAGCGCCAGAAGTGGTTTTAAGCACTTGCTTTTCTTTGTTGGTGCCAAGCTTAACTGGGTAAGCGATTGGAATAATCTCTTCAGCCGCATAGCTACGCACTTGGTGAGAACCAATGCCGTCAAGCATACCGGCAAAAGCGGCTGCACCATATTGAGAAACTGTAGTTTGCATATTTACTCCTTATTACCCAAAGCGGCCATGAAGCCTTTGTAAGTTTTAGACTCTACCTTTTTATCGGTAGAATCTAGTTTGACGCCAGCAACACGCTGTGCAGCCATCGCATTATCAGCCTTTTGAGCCACTGCGAAGTCGAACGATGCGGCCACGTAGTCTTCAGACTTGCCTGTCAGATCGGCGTCAGCACGCACAGACTTAATCACGGCCTCTTTAACTTCGCGGTCAGTCTTGTCTTTGCAATCGACTTTAAAGCTAGCGGCTTGGACTTCAAGTTCAGCGCGGGCTTTAACTTCTTTGCGAGCGGATTCCAGCGCGTCAGCTTTGACAGTGGCCAGATTTGCGGCGTCATGCTTGAGAGCATCACGTTCAGCGGCGACTGTATCGAGTTGTTTTTGCAGCTCGTCAAGTTTGGTTTGTTGTAGGGCCTTATCACCGCGCATTGTTTCCAATGCCACGATGACTTCGGGTGCAGCTTGATACGACAAGCCCGAGTCAAGTTTTACCGAGCTTAATTCGCTCATAGTTGCTTCCTTTTCAGGGGTTTCAGAAACTTGACAGGATGCCCCGTCAAGGGTTAAACGGGCATTACCAGCGCGTCCCCGTTTCACGAGAGACAAGTGATTTACCCGAATCTTGGTTTGACGGGCCGAATAAGCCTCGCCTTGATATACGCCAGGTGTTTCATCCAGCACGACAGAATAGCCCACGGATAGCTCACGCTTACCGCCTTTAATGGCCTTATCAACCGCTTCAGCGTCATGCAAGATCAAAGGCACACGCACATTGTCAGCGTCTTGGTAGGCGGGGCCAGTCATCACCCCAATGGCATACTTTTTGAAGTTCTTAGAACTAACAGCTTCGCTAGGATGGTCATCGGTCAACGGCTTTCCAGCAAATGAGGAAAGCGACTCAGCATCAAACACATCCTCAGGTAAGCGCAGTTCTTTACGTACAGATCCATCGGCATTCATATAAGTCTGGATGCCAACACGCGCCACGATAGGACTATCGAGTAGATAGCCATCTTTGGTCAGCTCTGCCTTGATAGGCGTAAAGTCGTAGCGTGTTGTTTCCATGTAAGTGGATTATAACTATAAAAAAATTGCATTGCAATAACACAAAAACAGAGTGAAATATGCCATGTGATTATTTATATTTATAACTCTTCATCCCAAACCGCCTCAGCCCTACAGCGACACCGCACAGGCTGTCCGGGATGCCCATCAGGCGGCGGATTATCCCATGTAAACAGCTTGCCGTTACGCTCAACATGGTCAGGACGTACGCGGCTGTCCTGAACTGTCTTCCAAAGATATTCGCGAATTCCCACCGATTGGAGCCTATACCGCGTCAAGTCAGCGTTAAGTTTTAAGGACTGATCCTGCGCTATCAACCTCGCCCGGTAATCAGTAACGCCGTAACGCTCTTTAATCTGGTTTTGCAAGTCACGCACCGAAGTACCGGCCATCACGCCACGCCGTATAATTCCCTCAATCTCAGGGTGTAATTTTGTGGGCAGTGACTTAATCAGCGCGGTGTTTTCGCTCACCCACGCTTCAGCTAATGGCTTTAAATATGGCTCACTACGGAACACGTTTACACCAAGAATCGACGACGATGGCGCACCTTGCATTACAGGTGGCAAGTCTAGGCCGGTATTGGCCTTGACTACCATCTTAAACTGGCCTTCGTTAAACTTGCTCACGGCCTCAAAATAGCCTGGTAGCTTACGCACCACGATAGAGCCATGGCCAGTGGCAAGGTAAGCCAATTCAAGCATCAAAGCCGCTAACTCGTCAAGCCATCCGTCAGTCTTTAGCTCATTATCCAACTGGCGTTTAATACTGCCAATTGCAGGCAATACAATGGCGTTTATATCGCTTTGCAGCTTCTTTGAATACCTGACTAGCTCCCGCGTATATTCACGCTCTACAGCATCAGGGTTGTTGAATGTGGTTTTCTTTGCCATTACTCACCCATGGGCACGTCAATCACTTCAGGCATTAGATCAACATTGTCAATCATATAGTCTTCATCTTCTGCCAGCATTTTGCGAAGTTCTGAAGGGTCAAGCGCACCAGCAGTCACATAAATATTATGGGTGTCGGCTTTAATCTTTTTGGCTTCGGCCTCTAGCTTTTCAATTTCAGCTTCTTCCTTTTCAGAAGGCATAAACAGGGATTCAAACTCAATTTTGTAATTCTCAACATACCGTCCCATTATGTGCATTTGAATAGCGCACAGCTTATCCACAGCCGGTAACAGGATTGTTTCTTGCAGTTGGCTTACCTTTGAATACCAGTTCTCCAAGTCATTACCACCAGATGCCGTTAACCCGCCTGTAGCTTTGCCAAATAGCAAAGACTCAGGGATGCCAGTAACAGCCGACAAAGCCAGTGCGAAACGGTCAATAAGGTCAGGCACGCCACTGAGTGACGTTGACTTGAGTTCGTAAGTCTCAGCCGCATCAATGGCCACCGTGTTGTTAATCGAACGGGCCATGTCAACCAGATCAAGGCGCTGGCGAATCAAAGCCTCACCACCGGGAGATCGCAGGACATTGGTTAGCTCAGGGATGCCATGAACAGCCTGTTGCGCCCGCTCTACCAACGAATTAGCCCAAATGTGAGACATACCAAAGCGGGTAAGCTGATCGGCGCATTGTTGCAGCACGCTAGCCCCCCAGCCGTCATTGATAGCGCGAGTACGGTCAGGCACTGAGACGCCATCAAATACCAAGCAGCGCGACTCATGCACGACGTATGGCGACCCTTCTATAGGCGATATCATGTAAAGCTCAGTTCCGCCAAAGCGCATATCACTTGGGTCGGTGTACTTTTTGTAACGGGTCACTTGATGTCGGTCATAGACGCGCAACTGCTCCAGCGACTTAGCACGCTCAGGGACTAGCGCATCTTCCATCATTCCGCCATCGTTTACCAGCATGACGACAAGCGCCCCGCCATACAGACTTGACCACTTGATGGCGTCGCACAGCTTAGGCATCATATTAACGCCTTCTAGCTCGGCCAGGATAGGTTCGCAATCCTCGACGCCTTCAATTTCAAAAGACGCTCGCACCATATCAGACGCTGGAAGGTCGATGATTCGACGGGCGAAGCCGTTACCTTGGTACAGGCTTTCAAGCTCCTGTAATCCTAGGATGCGAGGTACTCCCGCTGTGGTGTATGAGCTGCGATCTTTGCTATTGCCGACCGAGGCAAAAACATTGAGATACGGTCCGTCACTACGGATTACGCTGTCTTTGCGTGGTCGGCCCCGGCCTCTTTTTTGATTTTCCATGAATAAACCTTATTAATTGTGCGAATTATAGGATTAAATGCAAATAAATGGTTGCATGGCTTGTTTTGCGCTACAATAGACACATCAACACAGAAACCCAAAGGAAAACGAAATGACAAACTTCACACAACTCGCAACAGTTTTGGCACAGTGCGAATCAGCTCAAAACCTGACTGCAAAACAAATGGTTAACGCCATGATCAACATTGATCGTATGGCTCCAAGTTTCGGAAAAAATAGCCAAGAGTTCCGCACTTTTACCGTTACTGGCTCAACTCAAACATGGGATGATGTTACATCCGAGCAGTTTTGCAGCTTTATTGCAAGCAAAAAAGAGATGCTTGCAAATCACGCTTACGTTTTGGCTTAAAGCAACGCCGATAAATCAAACTGGTTGCTCATAAATGTGTTTATTGCATCCACCAATGGATCAATTTGATCATCATTTTTGTGAGTATCTGTGGCTGTAAAAGCCTCACACTCGCTCAAAAAGTCAACAACCCACGGCGCTGACTCAGGAATATAGACACCTCCTGACTCAATACGTGGCTGCACCTCCATAACGCGGGTTAGCTTGTCTTTAGTGCGCTGTACCGGCATGACAGGGATAAAGCCTTGCTCATGCTTTAATTGCTGAATTAGGCCAGTTCCAGAGGCCTTATCCTCGATATAGAACCCACTGGCAGGTGGCAAGGCTTCGCGCCCGTTGTTAACTGATACGCTGGCCCAAATGTCTTTGGCCATAATCAACAGCCCAACGGCGTCAACCTTCTTACGCCATAGGTTCAAAATGTACACCTGACCAGTGCGAAGCAACACTGCATCAATAAACACCGTGTAATCGTTATTCTCGCCGGTCTTCATGGCCGTGTCAGCGAACACCGCCCGGCGACTGAATTCACGCAAACCCGGTAACTCGGTGTACCGTTTGAACCATTCGCCCTTGATTAGCTCACCACCAAGGATATACGGCTCTTGCTGATACTGACCTTCAAATGTGAAGTTGCCTTTTTCTTTAAGCTGTAAAAGGCTTTCTAATGGCTCTTTTTCAGGCCAGTAGCTTTCATTTTCTGCAATAGCAGGGATTTTTACGTGCGTCCACTCATAACCATCCCCGCCATTAAGCAAAAACCCCGTCAAGTCTTCGTCAGCCAAGCGCTGCATGATAACGATCACTGGCGTGTCAGGTGACGCCTTACGGCTTTGCACCGTGTTAATGTAGGCATTGTTAACCGCGTCGCGCTTGGTCTTAGAAAGGCTGTCAGCGGGCTTCAAAGGGTCATCGATGATGATAGCCCCCTGAAACCCTTTAGCCATGTGGCCAGCACGAAATCCAGTGACCTGACCTAGAGTTGACGTGGCATAACAACCTCCAATTGATATTCCGTCACTATCGACAACATTCCATCGCCCACGAGCATTAGAGTCCGACTTAATCGGTAATGGAAAAAGCTCTTGAAACTCAGCCGACGTGATTAATTCTTTGGCCTTAGCAGAATTCAACTCAGCAAGTTCAGAGCTGTAGCTTAGATGCAAGAAACGCGCCCTAGGATTAAATGCCAAGCCACGCGCCATAAAGTTGATAACGGCTAATTCAGTTTTAGAGCTACCCGGTGGAACGTTGATAATCAGGCGCTTAGTCTTGCCATCCATGACCAACTGCAAAGCGTCTGCAATAGCCTTGTGGTGCCAATTTATTCTAAATTTGACACCTTCGCGGATTCTAAAGAAGTACCGAGCAAAGAATAAGTGGTCAACCTGCATGGCCGCTTTAACGGCCATCTTTTCCTCAGATGTCAGCACTTATTTTCTCTAGGATGCTTTTAACCATTTTTGCATCCAGTTCAATAGCAGGCTTCGGACTCATTGAATTGTCGCTTGATGTGTGGTCAATGTCTTGCTTGTCACGCCACGTCTTGGGCTGTCGATTCTTAAGCCATGCCATAGCAGCGCCAGTATCAGGCGGGTAATGCTTTACAAGCTCTGTAATGACAATTTGGCCGTCTATTACCTTCACATCGGAATCAGGATGGCTGTAGCCTAAAGCGCGGTTATATAGCGCTTGTGCTACCTTTGAGTCAGCAACATCCTTGCCAGCCTTTAGGGACTCGCAAAATTCAGGATGTGCTATTTTCCAGCGGTTGATTGTGGCAACATCAACTTCAAGCATTTCAGCCAGTCGATTATCATCCGCACCTAAAAGGCAGAATTTATAACCAAGCTCGACATACTCTTTTTTGTAAAGAGTTGGGCGACCTACTGACTGAGTTTTTTTTGATGTTGCCATAGGTTTATTTTACTACGCGGTAGGCTATGATGTCAGCTTCGCTTGCGGTGTGTGTCCAATCAAATCCATATGCTCGGGTTGATTCAGAAATATCACCATCTCTGAATTTTGCATAAATAATAATGCTACCTTCAACAGGACACTCACCACCACCCCAAGTAATCCAACAGTCATCCGTCTTCACCGCCCCACCATCCACCAAAGGCTTTGCAACCTCACCCAACCGAGCCTCACCATAAAGAGAAGAATAGGCAACAAAGTCTTCCACCGAGTCGGGATGTGGTTCTTTGCGCTGGTTATCACGAACCATCTTCAATACAGCCATCAACAGCCATCCATTAGCCTCGGTCAGTGAATGCCCTGTAATGGCGTTATAAGCCGTCACAGTAGCTGCCATGCTGCGCTCCCCCTCGGGCTTGTCGTAAGTCGCTGCACGGGCTTGCATATGAGTCTGTGCTTTGTTAAGCAATTGTTGTGCCGTAATCTTCATGTCTTGACCTTTAATGTGTTGATAAAAAAGTTTGCCGGGCGTCCGCTGATATAGGCCAGGCCCGGCGCTGGCCCTCAACGCGGTAGGATAACCGCTTCAACGGTTGATGTTATTTTAACCTAGTCTTGAGTGGAATTCAATCTCAGCATTGATTTCTTCAACTTTATTTAACTCATTCAAAATGTCTTCAATCTTCACTCCGTTGTTAACAATCGTCAATCCGTGAATTAGTAAGTTTGTGATCTTTTCATTTTCACTTAATTTGTCGAATTCAAAAAAACATGCGCCTACTGAGTTTTTTAAATGCTTGGCTGATCTGGTTGAATCAGGGCACTTAACCATCTTGACTTCGCCGCCAGCATTCCAGCACAACATCGCTTCTTTTACTTTCATATCCATCCTTTGTTAGTGAGCTTCTATTGTAGCTCAATTTATAAAACAAAGTCAGTAGAAAAATCTTTTGTTAGCTTGTTAGTTAGTTATCTGGCGTGTGCCACGCCATAGTAACACACCTAACAAATCTAACCTATTAATACCCTTGTTAGTTAGTTGGTTACTAACAGTTAGCTAACACCAACTAACACCTATTAGTAAGGCCTCAACCCAATGAAAGCACCAGCAAACACACCACTCATAGACTCAGGTGTAGGGCTGTAACCGCCATCCTTTTCCATGATGTACATGGCTGCCAATAGCTCCTTTTTGGCACTAGATAAAGCTGTTCGACGCGCCCCATCTGTAGCGTGCTCACGCGATGCGCTGTACCCATTCCATGCGTCAGCCGATATAAATGGCAGTCCATTCTCAGGCCGACCGACCGACATAACAGCCGCTTCAAAGTATTTTCTAGCACTGGTTAACGATGCTTTTTCCTTTAAATATTCATCCTCAACCATTGGCGCGTCACAAATAGACACGATGGCACTTGTAACCTGCTCGCCATCTTCATCAATCCAACCAGGTATAGCCACGCTTGAAAGCTGCGCAAAGATGCTTTTTGGCATTTCAGCGTCCTTTGTTTTTCGTGCGGCTATCTCTAATGGCTTCTTTTCTTTAGCTGGAACGATGCTAATTTCATTCTCTAGAGCACCTTTCCACGCACTAGACCCACGCGCCCTGTGCTGCGTTTCCTCTGAAACTCCTGTGTGGTGGACCAACAAAACAGAACATTCGTACTCACGCATAAGACCTGCGCAAGCGTCAAGCATGGTTTTTGCGTCCTCTGAACTGTTTTCGTCACCACTCAAAAATCTGTGCAAAGTGTCAACGACGATAAGTTTTGGCTTACCTGGCAACGCATCAATGGCCTTCTTAACGCGCAAATACCCTACTGATGTGTTCAGATCAACTCCAGCCTTGGACAGCCACATATTGAGTTTATTGACTCCATGCGAGTGCTTCCAAGCTGCAACCCTACCTTTTAAACCGTGGTGACCTTCTCCCGCTAGATAAACTACATCACCGTTTTTAACCTTGAGCCCTGCCCATAGTTGTTTGTCACTGGCGATGTGAAGGCACCAATCCAGCACTACAAACGTCTTTCCACCGCCTGATGGCCCGTGAACCATTGATAAGCCTAAGTCCTGTAACCAGCCTTTAATCAGCCATTTAATCGGTGCAGGCTGTGCGCTGAATTCGTCAGCGTGAACCAAATAATTATCTTCAACTTCAGCATTGCAAGGCTCCAACAACTCACCAAGATCATGCCCAGCCTGCGCATAGTCGTTGGCATCACCTGGCATTGGCGGCATACAAACCATGGCCGCTATTAAGTTAGCCGCCTTGGTTGCCTCTTTAAGCCCAACCCCCGTATCATCGTTATCCGCTACGATCACAATCTCACGCAACGGCCCAACACCATTACGCAAAGCCTGAGCTGTCGCAGCCATGTTTCCCGCTGAAAAACTGATGACAACGCTATTACCTTTAGCCTCAAAGATCGACGCCCCGGTGGCGATACCCTCACATATATAGATACGTCCATCGCCGGTTGAATCAATGACAGGACCGATTGACCAATAAGCACCGCCCGTCTTTGAGCCCTTCATAAACATTTTTGTACCGTCATCGCTGATGTACTGCAATCCGCTTATCTCATTGCTTATGATCATTGGTGCGATCAAACGCCCGTCAGGTGCAATGCGCCAACCTGGGTTATTAATTCCCTTTCTCTTAATGTATGGGTGATCGTCGCTGGCTAACTGAGCTGCGTCCCATATCTTTGTAGCCGTGTAAGCCGCATATTCCCGCGAGTCTGACAGTTCTTTTTCCCTCTTGGCCTTGAGTTCATTAATATTTTTTACGTGAGCGATATTTTCCTGAAACGTCAACTCACGCCCGATATTGGCCCGGAATTGGTACTCCTCCCCAGTCTTCCAGTCGCCATAAACACCCGCCGGAACCTTACCATCATGCAAGACATACCAGCCGCTTAGATCACCCTTCTTAGACCCAGTTGAGAATCGGTGTAGCTTGCCATCACAAACAATGTCGTCAGGTGCTTGGATGCAGTTTTCTGACATGTGGACGCGAAGCTGATGCTCAGGCGGTAAGACTGGCGTATCAATTTGGACGGGGAATCCATTGGGAAAGATGCTTTTTAGACTGCTCATTTGTTATATCCTTTAGCACACCAATTAGCCCAAGCTTCGCGCCATGTTGATCCAAATGCTACTATTCCATGTTGCACTTTGTCTTTTTGAAGCCACACCATCCAACCACCTGCGCCAGTTGGCAAAATAAGTGGCTTATTCATTTCACGCCCCCAGTCACCGCCAGCGCTACCGCCAACTCAGCCGAATGAGAATTAACCTCTTCATTGCCTTCAATGCTTGCCCACCAATAGCCCATAGAATCACGCCAAGGGAAGCAGTTAAAACGCTTTGCAATGGGCCAGATCACGGCTTTGTCACGGTAGTCAAATGGCCTCCACTCGCCTTCTACCAGACAGTTGATATTGTGCTCACCTGACTTGTCAATGTAGTCATGAATGTGGAACGGGGACCAGCCGATAGTGATGGCGAGTGCTTTGCTTGTTTCGTGGTGTGACATGGTTGCCTTGTAAGTGGTTGAAAAACGCTAATTTTAGGCGTGAAAACAGGGTGAAAATAAATTTAAAATTGTTTCTTTTTGGCGTTATTGTGTGGCACAATAGATCACATCAACAACCAATAGGACGAACGAAATGACAAACAATCAAATTTCAGAATCAATTAAAGCATTGATCGTATTGCGAGATTCAGGAGTTGACGTTCAATCTGTAATTGACCACCTTATGTCAATCCTTGAATCAATGTCATGAATTACGAAAAAATAGCACACCTAAACCTGCGCTACAATAAAGACTCAACAATCAACAACTAAGGAATCAAATGAACTGCTGTGACGACTACGGAAAATGCACACAAGGACGTGATTGTCCTGCGCGTGCAAAGTGTAAAAAAGAGACTAGCTTAATCGCTGGAATCTTGATTGATCTTGTGATGGCTGTTGCTGGAGCTGCAATTATCACGACTTCAATTGCTTACTTTATGGGAGTTATTTAATGAAAACGATGACAACAGACGAAGCATTCAAAGATTTGCGCGATAAGTTGCGGGTGTTGACGGATGAACGGGGTGCGTTACTAACTGCAATCAAGCGCGAAGAATCGCACATCGTGGAGCCAGTAGGCTACTTTTACAAAGATTATGTTGGGCCTGATAATTTTGAATGGAAACAGGCACACGATAGTAAGTTTAAATTTTCCCATATCAAGCTTTACGCAAAACCACAACAACTCGCTGATTTTGGTGCAGTAGAAAAAGCTGTATTTCAAATGGAGTATGAGAACTGGAACTGGAAAAGTGTGGCATCCACTGATGCAAAGAGACAATCTTATGCGGAACTGGTTAAGTTTCTTGCGGATCAGAAAGCAAAGTAATGAATATACATAAAAACAAACACAAATTAGGACAGCTATATTGCTTTACATTTGGACTTTGTAGCATATTAGATGGATTGGTTAGGGTTATTTCGCTTGGATATTTATTTTCAACATTTTGTTTAAGTCATAGCAGAAATGCTGTAATAAAACATAACAATAAAAAACCATGAGCAAATACCTACAAATAGCAAAAGCCATCGCTCAACTAAGCAAAGACACAACAAAAGTTGGTGCCGTTATTATTGGCAAAGACGGAAGCGGTGGACCGTGGGGATATAACGGCGCACCACGAAAGTGCAACGCTGACGAAGACGAGCGCAAAGAACGGCCAGAGAAGTATTTTTGGTTTGAACACGCAGAACGAAACGCAATTTACGCAGCGGCAAAGGCTGGATTTTCAACCAACGGCACGACTTTAGTAGTAACTCACCCGCCGTGCATTGACTGTGCCAGGGCTATCGTTCAGGCTGGGATTGTGCATGTTATAGCAGCTAATGCTGAAGCTGAATTTACAGCTAGGTGGCTAGAAAGCACAGTTAGAACAAAGCGCCTGTTTGATGAATGCGGGATTGAATTTGAGATTATTAGTTAAAGGTAGAATTATGAAACGCTTTCGTAAGCCAAAACTAAAGGATGGGGAACTGCGTGTGTACTGGGGTAAGGTTCCTCACGAAAATCCCGACATCGTTCTTGCATGGCAAGGAAACCCGCTTATGAAGCGTGACACGAACATGCTTCATAGCTTCCTGTGCTCCAAGAATCCAGACCCGTTTGCCAAACCGCTATTTAGCGTCATGAATCCCAGCATGATTGAAGAGTTAGAAGCGCGTGGCTACGACCTAACAACATTGAAATTTAGCATCATGAAGAAATAAGGATTTAATCAAATGAACACAAAATTAATCTGGGCAACGCCAGAAGCTGACAAACTTATTGCCTACATTGCGCGGGTGTCAAATCCTGCTAATCAAGACAACGAATCAATCACTGGCTTGCTTAAATACATGATGCAACACAATCATGTAAGCCCGTTTGAAATGGCGAGCGCATGTATTGAGATCACAACGACGCGAGACATTGGCCGCCAGATTTTGCGCCATCGTAGCTTTTCTTTTCAAGAGTTTAGCCAGCGATACGCCAACACAAACGACCTTCCAGATGCGCCATTGCGTGAATGTCGCTTGCAAGACACGGTTAATCGTCAGAACTCAATCGAGGCTGGAGACGATGAGAAATGGCTGTCAAATTCATGGGCGCACTTGCAAAATAAAATCATGCTAGAGGCGCAAGACGCCTATGACTGGGCGATTAAAAATGGCGTAGCAAAAGAACAGGCCCGCGCCTTACTGCCTGAAGGACTTACGACCAGTCGCATGTATATGAGTGGCACGCTTCGCAGTTGGATTCACTACCTCCAGTCACGACTTGATCCGTCAACCCAAAAGGAACACCGCGCCATTGCACAACAGGTTTTAGAGCAATTGCGTGTTGCTGCGCCAGTGACGATTAACGCATTCTTTCCGGTGATGCAATGACCTGCCAACACAACGCCCAATCCTGCGTTTTAGAAACCAGGCGCGAAAGCACAACAGAGGTCTACAGGCTTAGACTGTGCAATTGTTGCTTTCAAAAGTACGTCACAATTGAGACGATTTTTGACGGTGCAATGCCAAAGAGTAAGCGAAAACGAGACTACGCAGCAGAAAGAGTTCAGCGAGAAGCAAGAAAAGAAGAATCAATGAAAATTTCACATTCTTCAAAAAATATTGCAAGCGTCTGGAAAAACACCTAGTAATTGCGCTACACTTAGACCATGCCACGAACTGATCGTCAGACGGTGGCTAATTCAACTGATGGGAATCAAAATGGCAATCGATCTTAGCTCTATCAAGAAGGGTAAAAACCTTCGCCCTCCTCGCATTTTCTTGTACTCAACGCACGGCATTGGTAAAAGTACATTTGCAAGCCAAGCACCAAACCCGATCTTTATCTGCGCTGAAGACGGCTTAGATGCCTTAGACGTGGCACATTTTCCAATCGCCACAAGTAGCGCTGACGTGATGGAAATGATCCAGACGCTTTACACCGAAGAACACGAATACCAGACCGTGGCACTCGATACCGTAGATTGGCTAGAGAACTTGCTTAACAGCGAGATTGAAGCTGAACACGACGCCAAAGAGCTTGCTTATGGCCGGGCTGCAATGTACTTGGCCAACAAGTGGCGAGACATTCTCGACGGGTTTAACGCCTTGCGAAATGACAAAGGCATGAACGTAATTCTCATTGGTCACAGTGAGATTAAGCGATTCGACAGCCCCGAGGTAGACAGCTACGACCGTTATCAACCAAAGCTGCAAACACGATCAAGTGCAATTATTCAGGAGTGGGCAGACTGCGTTTTCTTTGCCAACTATAAAACAGTGGTTAAGAAAGAAGACTTAGGCTTCAATAAAGAGCGCGGACGGGCTATCAGCAACGGCGAACGCATGATCTTCACGCAAGAGAAGCCCGCTTACTTGGCGAAGAATCGCTACAGCTTGCCTGATAGCTTTTCGCTTAATTGGAATTCGTTTAATGATGCAATGGTGAAAGCTGTATTGTGAGTAAGATTGAAACAGGTGGGCTAGCGTTTCCAGCGACTGAGCAACACGGGTGCAATAGCGGTTGGCCAGGCATGACCCTACGCGACTACTTTGCAGCGAAGGCGATGCAATCAATGTGCGAAGAGGTGATCCGTTATGACGATTTTAAATCGTGTGCAAAGAATGCTTATCAGATGGCCGATGCCATGCTAGAGGCTCGCAAATGACAAACATCATCAACTTCACAGAGCCACCTAAAGTGCAGCGTAAATGCTCATTTTGCGGAAAGACTGAACACCAAGTTGATCGGCTTGTTTCAAATAATCAGACTGGAAAAGATGAAAAAAACATTTGTAATGAGTGCATTGAAAAAGCAAATGAACTATTGAAAGGCTTGAAATGAAAAAAGAAATTTTAATTTTTTGCACCAATGAAACAGCATTGGCAAGCATATTGTCAGATATTGTTACTTTTGGATTCTTGATTCTGTGCATTTGGTTTAGCAACAACCAAGGCGGAGGATGGTGGACGTTTTTTACATGCGGTCTATTTTTGATTAGTATTTCTGCAAAGTCGAAAAAATCAGAATGGATTAAGCTAAAAAGTAAAAAAGAAGCCATTGAATGGGCAAACTCACTTAGCGAAGATGCAAAAGAATGAACACCTCAGAACTCTCAAAACAATGGCTCAAAGCCAAGTCTGACGAACACGAAGCGCAAGAGCGCCGCAGATCAATCGAAGACCAATTGAGTGAAGCACTGAAGGTTGACGATCGCTTAGATGCTGTGCAAACGACTAAACTAGATGACTTCACGGTCAAGGTGACAACCAGGTTAAACCGCAAGGTTGACGCTGATCTTGTTCAGGAAATCGCAAGCGAAAACTACATGGGCGCATACCTTACTCAGTTGTTTCGCTGGAAACCTGACATCAATCTGACTGCATGGAAAAATGCGCCAAAAGAAGTAACGCAACAGCTATCAAAAGCTATCACCACAACGGCTTCACGGCCATCATTTTCAATCACTACTGTTAACAAGGAATAAACAACATGGCACATATCGGAATGAGTTTCACGGACGAAGACTTGGCATCTACTGGTGACGGCGACTTTTCACCACTTCCAGCCGGGGAATATAGCGTCACAATCGACGGCGCTGACCTGAAGCAAACCAAGGCTGGTGACGGAACCTACATCAATCTAAAAATGATTGTTGACGGACCAACTCACATGGGGCGCGTTGTGTTTTCAATGCTCAACATTCAAAACCCAAGCCAAAAGGCGGAGGCTATTGGCCGTGGCCAGTTGGGTGACATTCTGCGAATCCTTGGAATCCAAGCTGCAACCTTTGAAGATACCGACCAGCTTTTGTCAGGCCAAATGATTGTCAAGCTGGCGATCAAAGAAGCACAAGGAGACTACAAGGCGGGAAACAACGTTCAGGCTTACAAGCCACTGACAGGCGGAGCACCAGCGCAAGCCCCTGCACCACGTCAAGCAGCGCCAGCACCACAACGGCAGGTAACTCCAGCACCTGCAAGTAAATCACCGCCTTGGGCTAAAAAGTAAGTTTTTGAGCTACAATAAGAAACCCGCTTAGGTGGGTTTTTTCAACAACAAAAAGGATTGTTATGAGTTATGCCGACTTCATAAAAAACAAAACACACACTACGGGCAACTTCGGATTTGAGCCTATTTGGATGCCTGAATCAGCGTTTGATTTTCAGCAACACATTGTCACGAAGGCACTCAGAAAAGGCCGTATCGGGGTGTTTGCTGACACTGGATTGGGTAAGACATTAATTAGCATTACCATTGCTGAAAACATCATCCGCAAGACTAATAAGCGCGTTTTGATTCTCACGCCTTTGGCCGTGGCTTTTCAGTTTATCAAAGAAGCTGAACGCATTGGAGTTGACGACATTGAACATAGCAAAGACGGAAAGTTCACAAAAAACATTGTCGTATGCAATTATGAGCGGCTGCACTTGCTTAATCCTGACGATTTCGTTTGCGTCATTCTTGACGAATCAGGAATTTTGAAGAACTTCGCCGGTAAAACCCGTGACGCTATCGTGGCGTTTATCAAGCGCGTACCATATCGATTTTTGAGCACAGCCACACCCAGCCCGAATGACTTTATTGAGCTTGGCAATAGCTCTGAGGCGTTGGGATACATGGGTTACATGGATATGCTGACAAAGTTCTTTAAGTCAAACCAGAACAGCGCAGACAGTAATAATCGCAATATTGGAGAGAAGTTTTACCTTAAACCTCACGCTGAACGTGACTTTTTCGCATGGGTAAACCAATGGTCAATCATGGTAAAGAAGCCATCAGACTTAGGGTTTGACGACTCAAATTATGAATTGCCAGCATTGCACCTGAAAAAACACATGGTGCATAACAAAAACACATGGTGCATAGATGATCAGGCTTCATTGTTTGCCATGCCTGCAAAATCCATGACAGAGGTGCGCGAGGAGCAGAAACTCACGGTAAAAGAACGATGTGAGAAAGCCGTGCAACTTGCAGACGGTAAAACGTCAGTATATTGGTGCAACCTGAACGATGAAAGCGCGCTACTGTCAGAGCTTGACCGTGATGCGGTAGAGATTATCGGCGGTATGTCAATCGATAAAAAAGAGGACATATTAGTCTCGTTTGCCAAAGGTGACATTAAGCGCCTTATAACCAAGGCAAAAATGACATCTATGGGCCTCAATTGGCAACACTGTAACCATACAGTTTTTTTTCCAACATGGAGTTATGAGCAATATTACCAAGCAATACGTAGATTTTGGCGTTTCGGTCAAAAGTCAGAGGTTATTTGCGACATGGTAATAAGCGAAGGCCAAGAGCGTGTTTTAGAGGCTTTGGAGCAAAAGACACAAAAGGCCATTGAGCTTTATTCCAACCTTGTCGAAGCTGCAAACCGCGATTTCAGTTTCACTAAAAAAGAGTTCAATCAATCAATTCAACTACCGGGATTTTTATCATGAAAACAAAAGACCAGATCATCACGCCAGAGTACGCTATTTACAACTCTGACAACATGGAGGTTATGCCATCGATACCTGACAATTCAGTTGATTTGTCAATTTATTCTCCCCCTTTTTGCGGGCTGTACCAATATTCCAGCGACCCGCGCGATATGTCGAACTGCGAAACGCGCGAACAATTTCTCCAAAGTTATGAATTCCTTATCGCTGAAATGGCGCGAGTGACAAAGCCGGGACGAGTAAACGCCGTCCACTGTACTGACGTTTTCGACAACTCATGCCGCCTTTGGGACTTCCCGCACGAGATCATTCGACTCCATGAAAAATATGGTTTCCAATACCGCAACCGCATCACTATCTGGAAAGAGCCACTCAAAGTGCGTATGCGGACAATGGTTAAAAGTCTAATGCATAAACTGATTGTAGAAGACTCTACACAGTGCTTTACGGCAATGCCTGACTATGTATTGGTATTCACCAAGAAAGGCGACAACGCCGTGCCAGTGACGCATCCAAGCGGTTTAAAACGGTATGCTGGCGAGACTCCCATCCTGCCTAACATTTTGCGTGCATTCAACAATGCCAACGAATCAAAGTTTAACGAAGAAGAGTTGTGGGAGTATTTGAACAATACATTCCACGATCACAAAGACCCGAAGAGCAACAAACTGTCACACTACATTTGGCAACGTTATGCATCAAGCGTATGGGATGACATTCGCATCGACAATGTTTTGCCGTTTCGTGACGCACGCGAAGAGGATGACGAGAAACACGTTCACGCCCTCCAATTAGACGTGATTGACCGCTTGGTTGACTTGTATAGCAACGCTGGTGAAGTCGTTCTTACCCCGTTTATGGGCGTAGGCTCTGAGGTTTACAGCCCAGTTTCAATGGGCCGCAAAGCCATTGGAATTGAGCTAAAAGACAGCTACTTCAAACAGGCGAAGATCAATCTATCACTGGCCTCAAAGCGGTTTGAAGGCGAAAACAATTTCAAGCAAGAAGCCATGTTTGCGTCAGAACCTGACTTAATGGATTAAGATGAATGGCCCGCCTAATCAGCGGGTTTTCTATCAACAAAAAGGACAAACAATGTCACAAGACATTCAAGAGCTAATCGACGCGCAACACGAAGCAAACCAAGAAGGCCCACGCGGCCATATGGGATGCTCACAACTAGGCCATGCGTGTGATCGTTACCTTTGGTATTCGTTTCGCTTTGCCGTTATTGAAAAGTTCCCCGGTCGAATCCTGCGCTTGTTTCGCCGTGGCCAGCTGGAGGAGCGCACAGTCGTATCTGACCTTCAAAACATCGGCATGAAGATCGTAAGCACTGGCACGAATCAAAGCCGTGTTGACTTTGGATGCCATGTATCAGGGTCGATTGATGGAATCATTGAAAGTGGAGTGCCGGGTAACTCAAAAGAAAAACATATCCTAGAGATTAAGACGGCCAGCTTAAAGAAGTTCAAGGCCATGCAAAAAGACGGTTTGCAGAAAGCTAATCCTACCTATTTTGTGCAATGCCACCTTTATATGAGTGGAAAACAGATCAACCATGCGCTGTTTGTCATGGTATGTAAGGACAACGACGAACTGTACATAGAGCAGGTGCCATTTAACGCTGACGTGGCTGAAAAGGCCATTAAACGCGGTCATCGTATCGTTAAAGCTGATCATGCACCGGCTGGAATTAGCACGGATTCGTCATGGTTCGAATGCAAGTTTTGCGCGGCGCGGGATCTCTGTTTTGGTGAGAAACTCACCAAAGAGGTGAACTGTAGAACGTGTGCAAATAGCACCGCCGTGGACGATGGAACATGGCACTGCCAACATTGGGACATGACAATCCCCAACCTTAATGCACAGCTTGCAGGCTGTGATAACCACGTTTTGCACCCAGACATGACGCCGAACTGGGAGATGGAAGTGGCTGACACTGGCGTGATATGGCTAACCAAAGAAGGCCCGATACACAATGCACCCGAAGGCTATCTAAGCCGCGAGATTGTGGCTAATTGGAAGGCGTGCGCGTCTGGCGTGCGTGAGAAGTTTAGTGAGTTTGATGCGAGGGTTGTGGGGTGAAGCTGCGTGATTATCAAACAAACAGCGTAACAGCACTTTATGAATGGTTTGAAAACAACGAAACCGGAAACCCTTGTTTATGCTTACCAGGTGGCAGTGGTAAGAGTGTGATTATCGCGGCCATTGTCAAAGATGCTTTGCAAAATTGGCCGGGTACGCGTGTTTTGATGCTTGTCCATAGCAAGACTCTGATAGCTCAGAATGCTGAAAAACTACGTGTAATTTGGCCTAATGCACCAATGGGCATTTATTCGGCTGGGTTGAATAGACGGTGCCTGACCGAGCCCATAACGTATGCCGGTATTGGTTCAGTTGCAAAACGTGCGCAACAGTTAGGGCATATTGACATATGCCTAATTGACGAAGCTCACGCCATATCCAACGAAGAGGAGGGCCAGTACCGGCAATTCATGGCCGAACTAATGGAAATAAATCCTTCAGTTCGATTTGTTGGATTGTCAGCATCCCCATATCGACTTGGACAAGGGCTTATAACCGATGGTGAAAAAGCGATATTTAAAGACATAATCGAACCAGTCAACATTGAAGACTTGTTAAATGATGCTTACCTTGCACCATTAAGAAGCAAACACACCTCACTAACATTAAGCACAGAAGGCGTTGCACACCGTGGAAATGAGTTTGTAGCTGGGGCGCTTGAGCGTGCAATAGACACACACGACAACAATGTGAGAGCCGTCAACGAAACAATCCAACGCGCTGAAGATTGTAAAAGTTGGATGGTGTTTTGTACCGGTATCAGCCATTGTGACCATATCACTGAATTGTTGGTTGAGCGTGGAATAAAAGCGGCTTCAGTTCACGGGCGAATTCTTGACAGTGAATGTGATAAGCGAATAGAAGCACACAAACGTGGCGAGTTAACTTGCATTGTGTCAGTTGGAAAGTTAACCACTGGTTACGATAACCCATTGATTGACTTGATTGTGTTTCTAAATCCAACGGAATCACCCGGTAAATTCTTGCAATGCGCGGTTAGGGGTATGCGACCAGTCTACGCCAAAGGATATGACCTTGATGTTTTGGAAGATCGTTTTTTAGCTATGGAAAACGGCGCTAAACCCAATGGCTGTAAGGTATTAGACTTCGCTGGAAATGTGGCGAAGCACGGCCCTGTTACAGCCATCGTGCCACCTACAAAAGCACGCAAAGGCGAAGGCACTGCACCAACCAAGGTATGCCCGCACTGCGAGGAAATATGCGCCGTACAGTCTCGAACCTGCGAATCTTGCGGACATGAATTTCCACCGCCTGAAGTAAAAGAGAAGTCCGTATATCTCAGAAACGATGATATTCTAGGCATTGAACCAACAGAAATGCAAGTAACTAGCTGGGCATGGAAAAAGCACACAAGCCGAACCAGTGGCCTAGATATGCTCCAAGTCCGTTATTATGGTGGACTGTCAAACCCGGCAATTGTGGAATATCACGCGGTTAACCATACCAACTACGCCGGGATAAAAGCAAGGCAGACGGTTGCAGACATGGCTAAACGGGCAGGTGTAACGGTCAGCGAAGACCTAGATCAATGCGCCTTTGACCTGACAAACGGGAAACCACCAAGCATGATAAGCCACAAGAAAAACGGTAAATTTTTCAATGTTATTGATAGAGTTTGGAGTAAAACAGAATGATGACAAAAAAAGAAAAGCTGCAATTTGACACGCTAAAAGCGCAGTTAGAAGCTGAAAAAGAAAAATCAGAAAAAGCAATTGACGCCTACAGAGCTATGCTTTATGAGATGGTTGATCTAAAGGTAAAGCTCTCACGCATTGAAGCTGTTATGCGAGGTGAAGAATGACCATTTACATTGGCGCAGACCCCGGCCTCAATACCGGCGCTATCGGCGCGATTGACCACAATGGCGAATACATCCACTGTTTTGACATTGAGAGCTACAGTGAACGTATATGGCCAAGGAAGCTAAAAATAGCCCTGCAAGAAATAATCCGAAACCACGGAAACGATGCAGAATTTGCCATAGAAAGCGTTTTTGTAAGGCCAGGACAGGGAATTTCAAGCACTGGAAAGTTCATGCGTGCGACAGGATGCATTGAAGCCGTGATTGATTTGTTACTTTACCCGTATGAGTGGGTTACACCTCAAAAGTGGAAAAAGCACCACGGGCTAATCGGAACAGACAAGAAAGCAAGCCTAGAACTAGCCCGCTCCAAGTGGCCTACAGCCCCGTTAAAGCTGGTTAAACATCACGGACGGGCCGAGGCTTTGCTTATGGCTGACTGGTTGCGACATGAAAATAATTAAACCAGTTCATCGAATTATTCGAGTAACTGAATTTGATGTGCTACACTAACAGCATCAACAACACGAAGGAAAACAAAATGACTGACCAATTTATCATTTGCCAAAAGATCAAATCAAAAATGTACGCACTGGCAGGAACGAACGATAAGACTTGCTTGGCAAATGCACAAAGCGCGTTTCAAAAAGCTGGCTTCGACATTCGTACATTGTTTACGCGCTACTCAGAGCAAGCAACACTGCAAAAGAACTTTGCCGGTAAAGTTGCAGAATACGTCACAATTTAATCAACATGAAAGTAATTATGATGACTGATCGTGAATTACTTGAGTTGGCTGCAAAGGCTGCTGATCTAATTGAAAATAACGAAGGTAACTTTTCTGGATGGGAGTGTAAATATCCTATTGGATGGAATCCGCTAACAAAAGATGGTGATGCTTTCCGCCTTATGATTAAGCTAAATTTGATGAATGCAAATTTGAGAAACCATGCAGGCAAATGCAAATATTCCTCCATGCGACGCGCAATCGTCCGCGCAGCCGCTGAAATCGGTAAATCAATCAACAACACGAAAGACAAAATGGAAAACGTCCTAATACCAAACTTTACAAATATGGATTTTGTAACTGTCATGACTGCAATTCACAGTGAGCCCACCATAGGAAAATTGGTTCAGGTGCATCAGAATTTAGGTTCAATGCATTTTTTGCACTCAATGACACCACAACAGGCCCGTGACATGGCTACCGCATTGAATAACGCGGCTAACCAATTGGAGATGGTATTGTGATTACATATACTTACATTTTCGACGGTGGCGAACTTGAGTGTGAGTTTGGATATGAGCCACCAGAGATAGGAAGTCGTGAGAATGGCGTGCAAATGGAGCCAGATAATCCAGGGTACTGCATTCTTGAGACTGCAAAGCTGAACGGTATCGACATTGCAGAATTGCTATCAGTTGGAATTATTGGATTGATTGAAACCAAAGCATTGATCAAAACCGAGGATTTTTAAATGACAGACAAAGAACAATACGAGAAAGCTTTGCGCGTTCGACTTGAAGCTGAAGTTTTCTTAAATCTTAATCGCTGTTTTGACTGCGATAACCTAGACAAGATAAACGGCAACGTCTGCGTTTTCAATGGTTCAGTTCCTGATGATTATCTGCATTCACCTAATGAGTGTGAGCAGTTTCATTACTTGGTTCCGTTTTAATCATGGCAAAGCGAAACGATTCAGATGCCCGTAGGATTTTCGACCAAAGTATTATGCCTACGCTGATTAAACTACGTGAGCAAGGACGAACCTACCACGCCATAGCCGATGCTTTAGGCGTAGGTTACACAACTGTTTATCGCGCTGTTAATAAAATTGAGTCTTATAAGGCGCGTAAGACTGCTTAAAAAGGAAAACGAAATGAAAACTATTGAAGCGATGAATCAGTGGCTCTCGCAAAATGCTACAAAAGTAGACGGCCTTGAGCCATTGGATTTATTACGTACGTGGGAAGAACGAAAGCGCGAAGAATCGCAGAGCATTGTGCATGTTGCAAAGCAGCCATCTGTAAAAGATGTTTGCGAAGCGCAAGGAGTTAAGTTCAGGACAAAGTTTGAGCGCAAGCGTGTTGGCGACTCGAAATTTGAAAGATGGTATTCTGACGTAGCGCACTCTATTGGAGTCAAGCAGTGAATGCGTGAAGCTTACGAGGCTGGAATGAATGATGGACATGCACCAGCACAAAAATAAAAATAACGTAGCGCATTTGATGTGCTACAATGAATTATCAACAATTATCCAAGGTCTAAAAATGGAAACAACCCGTAAATTCTCACGCACTATTGACGAAGCATTTCCTAAAACTGTGAACTACGCATCGTCAATCACATCGTATAAGCGCCTTCAATACGAGAAACTGGCAGACGTAATGCTGTCAGTTTCAATCGGTATCGGTTTGGCTTATGCAGCTATGGAGTACTTTCTGTGAGTAAGGGCGCTACACAAAAATATCCAACACTTCGCGTTCGGGTGACTCAAGAGCAATACGACAAGGCATACCGTTTGGGCTGGCCATCGATTGCAAAAGACTTTATCAACAACACAAAGGAATCTAAAAATGGCAACCAAAAAGAAAACACCACCGCAAATGTTAAATAAATTCTCAGGAATTTATGACGGTGCAGAATTAAAGCGATGGGATGGCCGTCCTGGCTCTATGGATGCTTATGATAAGCCAAGCATGGTAAGTGGTGTTTTAATTGCTCACCGGCCAATGATCGGAATGACAAGCAGCGCTCGGACTCCTTACGATTATTTCAAGGCTTGATATGAAAACCATTAGTGAAGCAACTGAAAAATTGCCACCATTCGGAAGCAAACGAGCAGCGGCTATGGCGATCTACACGCCGCCGTTCAAATATTTGCACGGATACATCTACGATTCAAAGAAAAACATGGTAGCTGATCAAGGCGGCTTTACCGGGCCTAACACAGTCGAGTGTGCCGTGGCAGCACAAGTAAGAGGCTGGGGCCGGATTGGCTACATGCCGAATTCCGCTGAGTTGCAGGACGAAGTTGGACAGATGATGGCCGACGCATTAAATGCACTTTACGAATCTCAGAAAGCCAAGCTATGAGAAAGTCATGCAAACGAAAACACTGGAATACATCGCCAGGATTTAGCGCAGTAGCCCATGCGATTATTGGAGCGTGCGCAATTAATGATGAAGTGTTACAAGACATTCGCATTCGTGAGTTGTCGGCAATTCAGTCAATGCAAGATCACGCCGGTACCGAACAAGACCTTTACGATGTTTTGGCTCTGTATTCTATGTCTGTTGTAATGGCTGAAAATGGAGTAGGTAAGTTTGAAGTGATGCCAGTTTGCGATCAAGCGCGAACAGCCATTGCAAACCTTATTAAACGGTTTGAAAAGTGGGGTAAGTTTGATGCACGCGAAAGCGAGATTACCATTTTGCGTGAGCTGTGGGACTGGCATGATGCACAGCGTAAAAGTATCCCTCGCAGCGACTATGACAAGTATTTGAAGCTTGCGATGGCGAAGCAGAAAAACAAGCGTTCAGAATTTGGACTGATGAATGCTTAGATGCTTTAAGTGTGGAAAGCCTCTTAAATCAGGCGGCAAGCACTTTTATTTAGACGGCAAGGCCATTGGTCCAACTTGCTATGATGAACTGAAAAACAAGGCTTACAAGCCTCATAACTCGCAAGCAGTTATAAACGATCAACCAGACTTATTTAAGGAAACAAAATGCAATTTGAAACACTAGAAGCCAAAGTAATCGACTGGGCTAAAGCTCGTAAGATTATCCCAAATGCAACAAGCCAAACCCAGCTTTTGAAGACAGTTTCAGAGCTTGGTGAACTGGCAGACGCACTAATCAAAGGCGACAGAGTAGGCGTGATTGATGGCCTTGGTGACGTATTGGTGACGCTGATTATCGTTGCTGAAAAGGAAAAGTTAGACTTGGTTTCTTGCTTGAATTCAGCTTACCAAGAAATCAAAGACCGAAAAGGTACTTTGATGCCTAATGGTTGTTTTGTGAAGGAATGATGATGACTTACTTTGAAAAGTTATTTGCAGCTTTGTACGTAAGTGAAATTTGGCATAGTAGATACAGAAAAACAGGTGATATTTATTCAAAAACAAGAGCTATGGTTCTTTATGATCGAATAATGACAGATAGACTAGCTTTTTGAAATAACAAAAAACCCGCATTACGCGGGTTTGTTTATTTGGCTTCTAAAAGCATCTTATTTTTATCTGCACTGCCTGAAGTTGTGCCGTACCAATATGACATAACCATCATAGCCACGGCATCCATTAATCCAAGCACTCGACCTACTACAATTTCAGGTATCTGTGTTGGATAGCCAAAAAATAGGACTGAAATCTCAGTTCCTAAAGTGCATATAAGCAAAACAAGCGACAGCCAAAAAAGCATCTTTTGAGTTCCGCCTGACACGTTGGCCGTGCGGGCAGAATCACGATCTTTGAATGCAAGTTCTGAATATTTAAACCCGCGTTCTTTTTCATTATTCCGATACTCAAGTTCAAGCTCTTTAAGCTTTGTAATCTGATCTGGCGTCAAGTTACCGTCTTTAATGGCGCTTGTAATCTTGTCCTGAGTGGCTTCAGATACTCCAAGCAACCCGCCCAACGCAGATACAGCCACGCCACCCAAAGGGCCTAGCAAAGCCGTTGCAACCGTTGGGGCTAGTGATTTAAGCCAATCCATTACGCATGTTCCCGTAAAAAGTCATCAATAGAATGACCGCATGTATTTTGAAAATGTGGTTTATCTTTGAACTTCCACAAACCGCCCCATTCAAGGCCAGCCAAAGCGCCTACAGCGCCAATGCGTGACCACAAGCGAGCGTCATCCCATATAGCCTTACCAGCTACCACTGGAACAACATCAAATGCAACTCGGTGGTTATGAAAGCTATAACCAGGCTTTGCATTTGTAACAATCTTACCAATGGTTTTACGCCCTTGATCGTACAAAGCACCCTGAGACGCATAGTCCCGATAAGTGCTTGTCATAATCAAGTCGATACCCTCAAGCAAGCATCCAGCGATTAACGCCTTTGCCTTATCTTTGGTATCTGGCGTTAGATCGTCAAGGTTTCGACTGTTTATCATAGATATTTTCCCACTCGTTTTGCATCCAGTGCAACATTACAATCCAACACATCATTTTGATGGCCCTGCTAATGCGCCGTGCCAGAGCTGCACTCCAGCCCAAGCTAAAAACCCAAGTAAACCGGCGCGTGATAACTCAAAACGCATTTTGTGCCAAAACTCAGCTTTATCTTTAGCTGCTTGAATGTCAGCCTCATGTATTGCTTTATGGCCAATTGGATCACCCCCTGGGAATGATGCGATCATCAATTTATTAACAGCTTCTGCAAGCGCCAAAGATTCATCATCACGAATTTCACCAACCTTTTTTTGAAGTCCTTTAACCTCGTCATGTACAAGCTGCACCAGTACAAGCAATGATTTGTCATCTTTACGCCTGTCAACATCTGGAGGTATTGCACGACGATCTGAATTAGTCTGTATGCGCCTGTCTAGTGCTTCACTCATTTTAAATATGGTTTCCATCTGGATCACAATAATCCAGATATGGTTCAAAAAAGCGAGTAGTTTTACCGCGCCAGTCTTCAAGGTTTTTAATGCGCTCTAGCTTGTCGCTTACAGTGTATTCTCCAGCTTTAGGCCAGTCCCATGTAATCAACGCCAACTCAGTGTAATTTACGTACACATCAATAATTGCAGTGATTAAAGTAATTGGCAAAAGCAAGCGCCACAACCCACCGCGCTCATATTGTATGGCGAGTGGGTAAAGCAAGAATAAAACAATAATCACAACGAAGCGCCAAGAGCCCAAAGTGCATCAAGTTCTTTATCTGACTTTTTAAGCGCAATTCCGAAGGCAATAACTTCAGGATGCATACGCTCAAATGAGTCAGAGAATTCCCACCAATCCTTCAAGTCCTGCGATCCAGCTGCTACGCCAGATTCAACAGATTCACGCAGTCCAGCGGCTGTTAAGGCTTGGCGAATTTGGCGAGGGGTGATTGGTAAAATAAAAGCATCGTATTCTGGTTTTGGTCCAAGATCAGGGAATCCTGATTCATCAGAAACAATTTGAAAACCATTAGATTGACCTGACATGAGAATTTCATGATGTTCTAATGTTATTTCAACGGAATCAGAAGGGATATTTTTTCCGTGGATTTCGGTGATGTAAAAACCACCAGTTGATTGTGAGTAAAACATTTTTAGCCTTTATTTACCTATTGCAAAAATACGAGGAGTTACTCCACCAGCTACATTTCCTGCGCCAGTCCACTGTGAAACAACGACACAACTAGAGTTGTTTGATGATTTTTCTTGAAACCACGCATCAGACTCAATGCTAGATCCAGATTTTGTAGATACGCAAAGATGAATGCATTCATTTGGGAATGCAATTGGGAACGTAATAGTTTGGTCTTGATCCCCTGCTGTTGCGATAGACCCGGTTACCCACTGAATAATCAAGCCACTTGGAAGTTTTTGCCAACCACTTGAGGCCAACGATGAACCAGGGTTTACAAATGCAGTCGTAGCCACTTTCGTAGTGCTGTCATTTGTTGCTTGAGTAGTCGCTGTGGCCGATCCAATGGCGGGGGATGCAAGGCTAGTGATATCTGTGTTCGCACCTTTGGCTGCAAACAATCCGCCTAAAGTAGTTTTAAGAACTGCACCTGTAGCGCTCTTCTCTTCAGTCCCTTGACGAATCAAAAGCAAGTCAGCATCATTTATAACTGTGGCTGCCATCAACTCCGGGAAAGTAGTATCACCAGCACCAAGCTCGCTAATAATCGAAGGTTCACTAGCAGCCAGTGAAAGCAGTTCAGTTTGTTTTACAAGTAAAGCGCGTAATTGCGCTTCTTCAGTCGTGGTCAAAGCCATTTATAACTCTCCAACTTGCCGGGAATACCCGACTATTTTCACATTAGTACCACCTGAGATAGGCTGATTTCCGTCAATTGTACCAGTTCCGAGTGTTAATGTCGCACTTGAAACAACCTTCAATTGTGGTGCAACACCTGCAGTCTTATAACCAATTGCAACCAAGTATTTATTTGAGTCTGACAAATCAAAAGCTTCCAAGCGAATCATTGCATTTTCAGTTTTGAATAAGCCAACACCCAAAGCATCTGTTACTACATCACGATTAATATGCTTAAACACGCGGTTAAAAAGCCAATTAAGCCACGACGCAGGCAATGGCTGACCACGGTTGCCAGACGTAGCAGGAATGAACCCAGTAGCCATGATGGAATCTGGTGGCTGATTGCTGTTTTGCTGTCCATCTGAATAAGACAGATAAGTATCTGAGAAACTTGTCATTGAAAAACACCTGTTAAATGGTATCCAGAATCCAGAATTACATCGTTATTTCTTGAGTGGATTCTGATGCGCTTACCATTGATTTTAAACCGTAAACCGTTAGCTGCAAATACGCCATGCGCAATTCCTGAAAGTGTTGGTCCGTAACTAGAAACAGATGATGAATTAACCCTGAATTTTTTACCGTTAAGCTTTAAAAAATTACCAGTTGCAGTTTTGAAAGTTGGTAAATTTAAAGACTTACTAAACCTAAATGGTTTTTCAGTGTAGCTAACCATAACTGGCACGTCAGATATTGCAGCCGGTGCCAAGTCTTGAATTTGCGCTTGAATTCCAGTTGCAACCACCGGTCCGTTGGCAAAAAGAATTGCAGTTGCAGGGTAAGCCTCAATGTACTGATATTCATCAGACGAAACAAGGTATTTAAGACCCTTAATCAGTGCGCCAGGCGTACCTTCTGAGACGTTTACAAACACCCTGAATTTAATAGCAGCTCGGTATGAATCGTCATCACGTCCTTGACGTGTCTCACCAACTATATACCCGCACCCGTCCAATTGCTTGCCAATGGCTGTATCAATCCATCGCTCAGTTTTAACACTGTAAGACGTTGCTTGCAAAGAATCCAGTGGCCCAACAATGGCCGCAAGCAACGCCAATACCTTTGGCGACTGTTCAAACTGGCTAGTGATACGCGATATAGCATCGCTTACATAACTCATACACCAACCACCGAGATGCGGTCTAAGCTGAATTCAGAAATTACAGCTCTACCAATTGAAATATTGTTGGTTGAATAAACAGGAGTATCACCCGGTAGCGACGTGATTGCGGCCTCTACTGTGATCTGGCCTAAGCCGGTTGTAGAGCTATAAACAGGCCCATAGAAGCGCTGAGGAAGAATATCAGTACCAACCCCAAGAGTTGCGCCATAAGCCAATACAGCGTCTTCTATGGCTGAGCTTGTCGTGGCTGATAAAACCTCTTCTGAATACAGTGCGTCAACTGAAACACGAATCCACGCATGCTGAGTAACAGGGCGTGAAAACTTAATTGTTTGAGCATCGCCATTGTCGTCAATCGCTTGGCCTGACGTAGTGCCGTAAGTTTCAATACCAGCCGGTTTTAATTCAAAAATCTTATCAATAATGTCCTGCGTAGCGCCGCCACTAACGACAGCCTCGAAACTATGAGAAGGCATAGAATCAACTACGTTTGACGTTCGATTTTCGTAAACTTGCACGGCTGTAATTTCAGGCACATCAGACAACAACCGCGCTATGATGGCTTTAACCGTGGCGCTACCTGTAGCACGAATGCTTGTGGAATGGCGAGTGCGCAAATCAGCATCAGACTCAACATCGCGTCCAGTCGTGCCAGCTACCAGATTAGATACAGAGTCCCATCCAAGAATAGGGCTGTCAATCGTCACCAATGCACCCACTGGCAAGACACTTGCACCAAGTTCGATAGCCGTAAAAACAGCCGGTGAACCAAGTTTTGTGATGGTCAGGTTTGCGTCAAGCGTCAACGGGAAATCAGAAACATTGTCAAAGCTATGCAGCCGCAAAGTTGACCCGGTAACTGTAGCGGTGAAATTAAGTGGATTAAACGCCGCTGCAAGGCCGTTAAGAATCTCTTCAGCTGTGGCGCTGGCGTCGCTAATATATTGAGCCAAAACGCCACCGGCGATGATCTGGTAAGCCATAGAGTTAACGACTGTGCCGACTTCAATTTCAACATCAAGTGCATTAGCTCGACTGATAATAGTATCAGCAGTCGTGGCATATTGCACTGATCCGGCGCGAGTCATTACACCCGTTGGCAATAGGGTTGACTCAGTACCATAAACGCAAGCCGTTACCGTGGTTGACGTAGAGCCTAGGCGCTCCAAGCCAACAAACGAAACAGCACCATCTAGGCTAGTTCCTTCAGCGCTTCGCGGATACATTGAATCATAATTGTCCTGCAATGTTTCATAAGCATCATCAAGCGCCGAAGAAAAGATTCCAATGATCTGACCAATAACTGCATCAGGTGATGTATTAATAGGACCTAAAGCATCGGTAAACCGTTGGTCATAATCAGATTTAATATCTGTCAGTCGTGGGCGCTCAAACCCGGTTGTATTAAGTGTCATTTAATAATCTCAATTATTATACAATTTGGTTTTTAGCATTGCTCATATATTACTTTTAAAATTAATTTTTACACTGGCTAAAAGGCTAGTTGGATCGGCACACCTATTATCTGTTCAAACTCAACATTAAATACAACCATCAGTATAGATTATAGTTGTCAATAGTCATAGATAATAGGTTATGGTACCTTGAAGCATTGAGTTCGTCTGTATAGCCGTAGGCGGAACATTTGCGTAACTTGTGGCTGTTTTGTATCGAAGAAGCATATTTGTCCCAACACCGCTGTACTGAATAAAATCAGGACCCTGTGATGCGAACACATCTCGATAGTTAGCCTGACCTTCTGCTCCTGAAACTGTAAAAGGAAGTCCTCCAATTTGCAAAGCTCCACCAGCAGTACCAATAGTTACAGCAGAAACTACTATAGTAAAATTAGCAATAACCATGTCGCCAATTCTAGAGTAACGACCTGATTGAACAGAGTAACTGATTGAGCCAAAAGTACCTACTGACGCTGAAAACGTTGGAATCCATGTTCCGGTAGTGTCAATATTATTTTCTTGAGCATTAGTAGAAAGTAGATTCGGGACCGTATGTCCTAGATTCTGGTAATCGTATCCAGCTCCATAACCAGTGACAACAGGCCATGAAGTGGCAACAAATTTTTGTAATAAAGGTGTCTCGCAATAAACTCCTTTTACATATTGCGTGGTAACGCCAGATTGATTTGCAATACCGCTGAATGCACAAGCGTTCAAAATTACAGTCGATGGTGTAATGCCCCGTAATTGAATAAATGCTGTAATGTAAGACGTTGCTCCAAAGTAATTTTCTATCAAGTACCCGTTACAAGAATTTAATGTGACGTTAGAAGATTCCGCATAAATATATGATGCAGTAGAGCTTTCACATCCACAGCCATTTAGTACAACATCGGATGCAGAAAAAAGATAAACATACCCCTCGGCAAGGTAGTTACCTCCAGCCGCCGCGCCGTAAGGGTTGCCAGGCTTGCCACCTGTGTTGATATAGTCCGCAGCGCAGCCATTTAGGGTGGTGTACTTTGTTGCCGAAAAAGCCCAGCCTCCACCGCATGCCTCCGCGTAACAACTTTGAAAATTCAATGATGTTTTATCGGATGTACCACTAAAGTCAAAAGCAAATGCAGACGAATTTACGCGCACTTGCGACATAGTGATTAGAAAATTTGATTCGCCACGAACACCCGTCAAAACCCCGTCAATAGTTACACTATCTACAGTTATCTTGTTGGAGTTTCCTAGGAATATTCCGGTGACAGTAGTGCGATCTCCGATAATGGTTAGCCCCTCGATTTTGGATCGAGAAGTAAACCCGGATGGCGCATCCAAATATATGACAGCGTTCTTTGCGACTCCACTTGACCCCGTGTAGGTGGTTGCGGAAGTCTTGATAATGGTTGCTGCACCAAAATCGCTAAACATCATTATGTTAGACCAAAGCACTATTGGCGAGCTAATGTTATAACTTCCGGGCGGAAAAAATACAGAGCCCCCGATTGCTTTAATGCTTTCAATCGCCGCCTGAATAGCCGACGTATCATTCGCAACCCCATCCCCCACCGCCCCAAAATCCAACACACTCACACTCACGCTCTCCCGTAGCTTCTTCTGTACAGTAGTAGCAACAGCCCCAACCCCAGCAGGCATATACCCCACCAGCGATGAGCCATCCGACGAAGCCAATTGATTAACAGCAACCTTCTCATAATCCAGTTCGTCCAACGCGCCCTGAACATTAACAGCCGTCAAATTACCGGCAGGAACTGTGCCAACCAATGCAGCAGTACCTGATCCAATCAAAGACGCCGCTGAATCAGCCGCTTCAGTGGCACTTAATTCAGCGGCATCCTTTGCAGCCACAGCACCTGCTAAAGCACTTTCAGCACCTACATTAATCTCTGTATTCTTGGTGGCTAAAAACTTTTGAATAGACGGAACAATGGCGCCAGAGGATGACGTGTAATTTTCACCAACTCCACCATTGGCAAACTTTTCAAGCCGTTCGTCATTAGTTTGAAGTCGTTTAATTGCTTTGTCTAAAGGTAATTGTGCCATTTTAATATCCGTGTGATGGTATTGTTGTATTAATCAATGTGTTGAAGTAATCTTCATTCAGTAAAAAGTTTTCAGACTGAGAAATTGCAATTAATTCCATTGATGTATATTTTGGCTGAACTTTAATAATATTCAAATTTCCGTATGGAGTTTGAACATCAAAGTTCACATCTAAATTTCTAGACGAACGGTTAAAATCAAACTCAAAGCGCGTGATTGACTGCACTCCGTCAACATCTGAAATTGACTTTTTCAAAGCTGCAACAGCGCCAGCTAGGCTTATCTGCTTACCAAGTATTTCTGTTAAGTATGGCGTACCAAATTCAGTATCAAGAAACCACTCTCCAGACCACAATTTTAGCTTGATAGCCAAGTTCTGACGAACACGCTCAGCGCCATCTAGCATCACCAGATCATTGTCAACCAATACTAGATCATGGGTTATTTTGTCTAATGCAATATCAATCAAACCGGTGCCCCTGTATTTGATGGCCCAGACTGAACGCCACTGTGAACGTGAGTAGAAAGCGTGATTCCGTTGCTAGACAATGCGCCACCCGCCTGAGTGAGTTCGCCAATAATAGTAGACCCAGCACCGCCGCCAACGCCAGCCATTCCAGCCATGTAAGATAGTAATCCTTCAATCGTCAGTGTCCCGGTGTTGGTGGTGCTAGGGGCCTCAATAGTGACACCTCCAGGCGCTGTAATCAGCAAGGCACCACCAGCGGTAAGGCGCATTGACGCAGCCCCGTAAAACACCGTTAAATCGGCATTGTTGCCACTATCGCCAGCGCCAGCACTACCGAGGTCACACGGGATGCAATACGAGTCTGAAATATCAAACCGGCGAGCATCATCAGTTCCGTCAACCGCTTGCTGTGCGAACACCAAAAGACACTTATCACCGGACTTAATCGGCCCCTTAACACCCGCTGACCCGCCACTAAAGCTAGGCCAACACACCCGGACGTTTTGCAGGATTGGAAACGTCAACACATCCCCGTCAGCAAATCGGCGTTTAGGCGTAGGCTGCACACTAGCGCGGCCATTGGCGTAACTAACAATCACACCGGGAAGGCTTGTATTGATTTCATGCAGGCGACCGTCAACCATGCTTTTTAGCGCGCTGATAAAGTCGTTGTTTTCTGCCATATAACACATTTTAGCCCATAAATTTATTTTGACAAAATTGAATTTTTGAGTGAAATGGCGTTAAGATTCAGTCTTGAACTAGCAAATCTTAATCAGTGGACTGGAGATTATCATGTAACTGTTAACCAAAGTTAAATGACACCACGGAAAGACGTGGACTATCAATCATGAGCCTTGCCATGTTTTAACGGGTATGGGTAAAGTCAGGGTTCATGATTGATGGTGAACTAAATAAAAGCGTCAAGTGTATAAAGCTCACTTGCACCATCAATATTTACGGGGTGAATGCGCAGTTGTGATGCGCTACGAGTACCGGAAATCCCCACCCGGCTCGACAGGATATGACTCAAGGTGTGAGAAATAGCGGGTAAGTGCAGCCATGCATGCAATAGGCTCTCTCTGCAAACGTAAGGACACCAAGCCGGAAATTCACTACCGGCCACCCCACCCTAACTGGCTTGTTCTAGACAAGCTACTATCGCGGAGTTAGCGCGACAATCAGGTGGAAAGCCTGAGCCATTACACGTACCGCAAAACCAACTGCGAAAACCAGTCAGCGCCGTGAGTATCGCCAGAATGGGTTACAGTTTCGACTTTAAAGTATTCCTTATCAATCCCTCGAGTATCCAAGCGAACATATCCACCCGGTTGCAATGCTGGCTGCAAAAGGCTTTTAACGCGATAGCCTTGGACTTCTAAGCGCTTTTCATTTTTACCAGATTCAGTCTCGCCATAAGTAACGCGAACGCCTTTTTGCTTTTCGGTGAAGCCTTTTTTAGCGGCTGCTTTTTCAGATAGAATTTTATGCTCTGATTCCGGCGACTCAATCAAGCCGGTATCAGGTGACAAAACAAAGGCTTGCATATCAACAGCTTTACCTTGTTTAAGTATCTGTAACTCTCTATTCTGGATTGACCACTCAAGACCCAGAAAGTCACAAGCCTTTTTCATGGCTTCGCGTGACCGGCCAATGAAGGCGAAGCCGTCTGGATATGTTTTGGTTGCTATGTCACTTGGCAATGGCCGGATGGGCAGGTTAAAAGTTGCAGCGATGTTGCTTAAAACTTGCTGTGCCGATACACCCGGCGCGAAGCTGAATGCTGTTTTTGTATCTTTGTATTCAGCACCACCGTCCGACATTTCAAGTTCAGTGACAGAATCAGCACCTTCAATGCGAGTCAAAGCCCGCGTAACCGTACCGGTGAAAATAGTAATTTCACCCACATCACGCTTATAACCAGCCTTCAATATCAGAATATTGTTGACAGTCTCAACTAAAGCCCGTGAGTCTTTATTCAAGTTGTAGATTCTGCAATTGCACGTATTTGGCGTGTCAATCGAACCCTTTTCAATGGCAAATGAAAACCGTAGATCACGAATCTCAACGGCTTTACCGTCTGGCTTACCAACAGTTAACGAGGCTACACGGTCAAATAAAGCCATTAGGCACCATCCCAAACCGATGATCCGCCATCGAATACCGTCAAGCCTGAGTCCCATATGCTGCCACTAACAGCTTCTACAGGTGTAATCACCACGGATTCAATGGTGACAACATCATCCGGCACGTAATACACCAATGAATAATCACCAGTTCCTATTGATTCGTAAAGTGCGCGTGAATTCTTGTTTTTGTTATCAATGAAATACAAATCACCAATTGGTAACAGTGTATTTTTAAACCGTCCAATTAGCGGATAGTTTTTCACCATCTTGATATTCTCAAGAATTACAGCACCATCGCGGGCGTAAATTGACAGTGAAAAATAACCATACCGCTCATTCCAAAGAATGCGCAAAGTGTATGGGTTATCACTTAAAACAACGTCAACCAGTTGGTCAGTCGTATCTGATAACAGTGGAATTTCAGCGAGAATCATTGAAACACCTTTTTCAGAATGCTAGACGCTTGAGCGCGAGTTTTATAGTTTTCATCCAAAGCTTTATTTCCAGCCGTCTTTTGTGATTCTGCTTTCTTAGCAGTAGCGCCACCAGAACCACCTGCCTTTTTATCCTTCTTTGCACTAATACCCGGTGGCAACTTTACCAACTGAGTGTCAACAAAGCGGATATTAACCAGCTCCATCGTAAACTGCACCTCTTCACCAATCTGAGCGTTACGTGGTATAGAAACTGATTCAATAACCATATCGGTATAGATTGCGTGCTTTGTATAAACTACTACCACATCACGCGACTTAAACAGCGATCTAATGGCATCAAAAGCCGTCTGAATGCGTGGAGATTCATTGTCGCCACCAAAGTATTGACCAGCAAACTCGCCGCGTAAAGGGCTGTTTGTAATGGTTCCTGTCAACTTCAGTTTGTCCGATCGTTCGATCACATGGTCAGTGACTGGAGAACCAGTTTCAACAGGGTTTTGAGTTACCTCATTGCGCCAGTCGTGTAGTTCGTCTAACGTTGCATCAAAGTCGATTGACGCGATGCCGCCAAAAACCTTTGTTCCAGCATTTTGACCTGAGTAGTAAAAGCCGATCATTTAATTACCCTGAGCATTAATGTCACGCGCCAGCTTTTCATTTGCTGGACCGAAGATATTTACAACCTGACCACCAAGCATATCGGCGTGTGATTGTGGCGTACCCGGTGGCAATGTGAAATTGTTGGTCTGGTTGACTGTTTTTGTCACATTGGCAGCAGGAGCTAGGTTTCTGGCGGGTAACAGGGTTTGAGGGTTTACGCTACCAGGCCCAATTCTCGGTGATCCACCTTCTGCGGCAATAGTGCTGTTTACATGGTTCATTAGCGCACCAATACCAAGCACAATACCAGCGCCAGCAGCAATACCCCATCCCACCGGCCCCATCGCCATAAGCCAAGCACCAGCAACGCGAGCACCCTCTAGGAGTGCCGTAATACGCATTTTGGCCCACATAGCAGCGTAAGCAATGGCGACATATCCAAACTGCGCCGTAGCGGCCACAAGTCCAGCAGTCAATGCAAGCGTGATGGTATCGCCATTTTTCAAATCTTTCAAGAAGTCACCAAACAGCGACTGACCGCCTTCCATGTACGTGTAAATATCGTCAATAGCCAAGCCAAGCAAGACAAGCGAAGCCACCAATAGCCCGGCGGGTGACAGGATGGCACCAAGCACGCTTAGCAGGCCACCAAGCGCGATAGGGCCTAGGATTGCAGCGAGTGCAATGCCAAAGACTTTCAATGCGTTAGTCCCACCACCTACAAATTCAACAAACGATTTAAAACCAGATTCAATGCGATCAAAAACATTCAAAAAGAAGTTTGCCACATTGGTGACGACCTGAGATTCACGGTTCAGATTCTGAACCATCGTTTTAAACTTGTTGCCAATGATTGAAGTTGCAGCACCAATAGTCATTGGCATTTTGCGGAATTTATCCTCAAAAATGCTTGACATTTTCATTGTTGCTTCAATAACCTGTTTTGATGTTATCTTTCCTTCGCTTGCCAGCTTTTTCATTTCACTGCGAGGAACACCGAGCGCGATAGCCAATTCATCCATGTACTGCGGCGCTGCCTCTGCCATAGCCCTGAACTCTTCACCCTGCAATGTACCAGCACCCAATGCCTGACTAAACTGAGTCATTACAGACGATGCCTCTTGAGCCGTAGCACCACCAACGACAAGAGCCTGACTGATTGTGTCAGTCACTTTTAATAAATCACCCTGAGTTTTTACATAGTCCTTGGCTGCATTGCCGATGCGGTTATAAAGCGTACCGTAAGCATCAAGAGACTGGCGGTTATCACTCGCATGTTTTGACACTTCGTTAAAAGCATCACCTACTGATCCAACGGTCTGAGGCAACATCCCGATACGAGCTTCAAGCGACTGCATTGAATCAGCAACTCCAGCCAATGCACGCAAAGACGCAAAAGCGGCGATGCCTGACAGCATGCCTGACAATTTACTTATTGAACTTTCGGCACGGTTAAGACTCCCTTGGTCAAGACCGAAGGAAATTTTTGTCACTAATTCACGCACCGTTGCCATATATTCAATCTTTCTTATTCATCGCCTGATCTTGATATGCATCTTGCATATCCATTAAAGCATTCAACTTCATTAAGTCTTCAACACTACAAAAACCACTTTTCACCTCTGTGATAGTGGTTTTCTTTGCCAATATAGGACGCCATATCCAAAGTTCAGACTCTAGATCAGCTCTTAATTTGCCGGGGGCTTCGCCACTTGAGTTTGAGCCCCGGCGGTTAGGCTCCCAAAGTTCCCCGCCGCTTTTTTGAAAAAAACAGCAAAGTTCAGTTTAAGAACCTCCCAGATTAATTCATAAAAGTCAAACAGGTTATCAGCGGTAAACGCTTGGTTTACGCCCATCGCGTCTTTAATGAAAATCTTCTTTTCAACAAAGTAAACCCGCGAATTTGCAAACATAGGGAAAACAATTGAGTCCATTACTTCCTCGGTGAGATTTTCAGCAAGGATATTAGTCACCTCACTCAAATCAGCATCCAACAGATTGACGGAGCCTTTGCCCTTGGTGAGTCCACCAATGACAGGCAAAATAACCTTGTTCAAACGCAACAGAATCTTGTTAGCGTCAAACGCATTCATCTTCATGGCCGTATATTCAGACTGGCCGATAATAATTGTTTCTGGGTGCATGGTTTTCCTTATGTGTATTTGTTTCAATTATACGAAAAAAAGCCCGTCAGAGCGAATCATGACGGGCCAAC